ACGATCCCGATGACCTGTTGCACCTGCGGGTCGAGCATCGCCTTGACCTTGTCCATCGGCGCGTCGTTGCCTTCCGGGACTGGTTCGGCGAGCGCCTCGCGGAGCTTGTTGACTTTGCCTTCGATCGCGGGACCGCCGAGCTGACCGTTGGCGCGTTGGTCAAAATCGGCGATTGAATCGCGTGGCTTTTCGTCTTCCGTCATAGGAGTTCTTCTTTTGCTGTAAGCATCGCCTTTATGGCCTGAATTTTTGTTTCATCCCTTATATCATGCTTATCCGGTTTAGACACACAGCCCTACATCTTGTGGTCAGGTTCGCGCCCGTGAAAATCTTGGGCTTGGTCCCAGCGTTCGCCGGTCTCGCCGCCTTTGCTTACCGAGCAAACGATAGATGCCCATTCCGCCGCTGGAATTACCAATGTGGTGCGGCCATCACCCGGCGCGCAGTTAGGATCGTGCTTTTCAAAGTCGCCGTGATTGCGAACTTCTACGCTGCCATCCGGCAGCCGCGACCAGTACCATCCATTTTGCCAGTGAAAAGCCATCGTCATTTTCTCCTATATCTAGTGGGTTTCAGGGCTTGTGTGTGGCAACCGGATAAGCAATGTTTTCGTTTTTAAGCGGCATATTCTGAAACGTTTGAAGACGCATCAGTAAGTTCGGATGGAATCGAAATTCGTTCATCGTCGCCTCTCCTTAATAAAACAGCTTAAACCATAGATGAAAAACCAAGGCCAAAGAGAAATTCCTAAAAACGAATCTATAATTCCTTCGTGCCAACTTTTGCGGAAATGCGAAAATCTCTTGGTGATAAGGTCCATCGTTTGTAGAAATAAACCTATAAGCAAATATAAAGTTAACGCAATTAGTTCGAGATCGTCGCTCATCGTCGTTCTCTCTGTTTAGCGCCAGCAAAGTGAGCGATGCGCCACCATCGTAACGGCAGGCTGGACGCGCGTGGCACCGGCAATGTGTCCGATTTGCATTTCAGAACCCTTTCGCGTTGTTTATAGACGCCAAAGTAGCGCATAGATAGGAATCATTGCTACAGCGATACCGAGCACGATCCACCATTCCACCGGCATCTCAGAATCCCTTTGCGTTACCAAGGGCAATCGCCACGCCATAACAGAAGCAGTCAAAGCAAGTCGTCGGACCGAGTCGGCGTCTTGTCGCCGACTCGGAAGCCAACGACTTCCCCTAAGAGATGATTCCTGGTTGTGCCTTTGTAAATCGTCGTTTTGTCATAGGCGTGGCGGCTGATCTTGACGAAGCCGCGATAGACGTATCCAGAGACAGAGATTGCGCGCTCGTCCTTGCCTAGAGCTGTCAGCTTAGAATCGATCGCATGCGCTGGCCAGCCGCGCCGCATGGCCTGTTGAATCAGGACCATGCCCGTCGCTTTATCCTCGATCATTGAACCGAGAGAGCCCATGCGAGCATGGCAAGTTTGCGCGAAATGTTGCAGATGCTGGAAGACAGTCGGGAGCCAAGTCTCCAATAGCGCGCCTTCGATCTGCTGAATATCCCAATCGAGGATGATGAGATTGTATTGCGGGCCAACAACGCCTTCAGCGGAGACCGACCGAATAACGTTTCGGAGGAGCGCGTAATAGACCACCGCCGTTCCATCGTTTTCCTTCCCGGTCTTTACGGCCGTGTCGATAACGGCGAACACAGCTTCGCAGCGAATGGGATAATCTACGGGCTGACCATTCACAAGCAAGCTGTCGCGCGTGAAAAAAGCCGACCCTGACCAATCCACAAATTCAGCAAGAAATTCTTGCTCATAAACGAGCGGGAGATTGTCTCGTTGTAATGCCTCGACCTCGGCGCGGGGAAGATACGGATTTGATCGTGTCGGGGCATGAAATTGAACAAAGCCGTATCTCGCCTCATTGCATAGCGCAAACAACATGTTGTCAGGATCGATGCCGTTTGTGTTCGACATCATCAGCGCGCGGCCGCCGTAATCGAGAAGCGTCGGTTTGATCGATTTCGTCCAGATGTCGATCGACTTCGGCTTGGTGAATGCGATTTCGTCGCCGATGACGCGATGGTATTTCCGGGACCGGCCGGCGTTCTCGTCCTCCATCGACCAGAACTCGACGCGGCCTCCGGTGATGGTCTCGATCATGCCGTGGGTCTTGTCGGATCGTTTCTTGATCGGATCCAGCGCCTCGACGATGACGTTGTAGCTCTCGGAGAGCCGCTTGTTCTCCGGGGCGAACCAGCCGACCCGCAGGCCGTGCGCGGCATCATCGCTGGCGACCGTCTCGCCGACGACGTTCTTGCCCCATCGCCGACCACAGCGGGCGACCACGAACCGGCACTGCGACATCAGCCAGCGAAGTTTCGCTTGGGCCGGGAAGAACGTCGGGAGATTGACGACCGCCGTCTCGGAGTTCTGCGGCGGCAGATCGAGAAGTGTGGCGTCGGACATCGTCTATTACGATCCTACTTTTTGGGTAGTGTTGTCCCAAATGAAACGGTCGGCCGGGAAATCGCAGCAGTCATTGGCAGGCAAGCCGGCGCCTTGTCGCCGTCATCCCAAGCGAGGCCGCACCGTTCGCACTCCCAACCTGCCCAACCTGTGGCGAGCTGCTGGGCGACGCAGACGATGGCAGGTTTCTCTTCACTCATACGCGATTGCCCATCCGTAGATCTCTTGCGCGGCATTCTGATAGGCGGCAGCGCGAGCCTTGGCAGCACCATAATCTGCGCCAGGGAACTGCTCTGACTTCTCCTGTTTCTGACTCAGCCAATCGCCGGCGCGGTAAAAAGCTAGTCGGGTCGCGGCGTCGGCGATCTTGGCTTCTCGCTCAGAAAGGTTTTCAAGCAATGTGCGATCGTCATCTGCTCGGCTCATGCGCTGCGCGCCTCTCTGGCATTGACACCCATGCCGATACCATGAATTTCCTTTTGCCGGTCGACTCGGAGATCAAGCGACCCTTGCAAAGGACTGATTCTCTTAGGCCGCGTTGTCGCAGGTAAGTGCCTGATTTTTCTGATCATTGCACCGATTCTCTTGTGAGGCCGTTCTGACGCTTTTGCCGCGACGATTTGCGCTTTTTTGATGATGTCGGCGACGGTGTCTGCAATTAATTTGGCGCGTATTGTCATGTTTTGCTCTCCGCCTTTCGACGCCACCAGGTTCGCTCCGAAATACCTTGGGCAACCCACGGCTTGCGTTGCGTGATCGTTTCCTGTTCGCTTCCGCGCCGCGGACGGCCACCAGTTCCCTTTGGCGGACCTTTCCGTTTCTTTGGCGGCTTGGACGTTATGCCAGTCAAGATCTTCACCGCCGTAATAGTGGCCTTGGCTACTCCGATCATACCGCCAGAATGCTTCGTTGGTTTGTTCGGCGTTCCCATGAATTTGGGGCACGGCCCGATGCGATGCCGTTCGCCGCACGTCCTGCATTTCACTGCGTCCATGACATACTTAAAGGCATACTTTTGGCACGGTGTCTAGCTCGCCGCGGCTCTCGGCGGCGGCAACGGCGCTGATTCTTCGCCTTCTGGCGGATCATCCTCGGCCGTGATCACCGTCAGCGCCGGCAACGCCGCGCCCTCTAGCTCCACTGAAGGCTTAAAATCATTAGGCATTCCGCCTTCCACCTTGATCTTCGTCACCACGGTCGCCCCGACGACAACGGCCGAATAGCGGGGATCCTGGAACGGTGCCAACGCCTTGGCGGCATCGACCGCCAGCGCGGCGTATTTGTCGAATTTCGCGTCGTCCGGCTTCCGACCCGGCGGCGGCACGGTCATCCCCGGAGGGAGCGGCTGAGACACCGCCGCCATCCCCGCGAACAATTCCATGAAGTTTTCCAATACCTTCTTGGCCCGCCTCGAATCCGGCATGCCCTTGCGTTCCAAGGCCTCGATCGCCGCGTCCTTCGCCACCGCCGCGGCCGCCGCCTCCCGGGCAACCCGCTTTAATCTCTCGATCTCGAGCGTCTTCTTGTTCTTGATGCCGGGCTTGCGGCCGCCTTTGCCCTTGGGTGGCCCGCGTTTCTTCTGCGGACGCCCGTCTTTCGTTAATTTGATGGGAGGTGGCTCACTACCGGCAATGTTGGTTCCGCCTTCCAGCGGCGTTTTCTGCGCGATTGCGGGGCCTTCTGGTGGCGATGGGAGATCGTCTGACATGCCTTGAAAATAGTTTATGAAACTTAATTTTGGAAACTTTTTTGTTAAACCATTGATTTCATATATGCTTATCCGGTTTAGACAGACAGCCTTACAGCTTGTGGTTCGTGGGTTAGCAACAGTTGCATGAGATGCTGATCTTTGCCGCTGCGAAGATCGTAAACGCCGATGCGGCTGAAATCGGCGCTGAGGCGGCTCAACCAGTCTCCGGAAAAGTCAACGGACAAATAATCCGGGCAATTGTCCATCGCTCCTAATTGTACGTGCGCGTAGCGTCACGACCGTCCGCAAAGGTACGCGCAATATTAGGAGCGTCGCGGCTTCCTTGCCTTTGGCCGGTGCCCGCCGGCTGGTGACGGTGACCATGTCGGTTCTCCCCGACCGGAGAATCGCAGGCGAGGGTTAATGGTTCCTGACAAAAGCCGCCGCGAAGCACCTGGGGCGGCAGCGTTTCCGGGCGGTGTAGGGCCGCCAGCTTCACTTTTTGGATCAATAAATCGGTCGCAAAAATGAAGCCCAGACCGCGCTATGAGCTAGCATCCGCCCGGTTCCAAGACGCCAGCCCAGCTAAAACACGCCATATCATAACAATGGCATTGTTATTGGATAATTTGCAGTGGCGTAGGGCGTATGGCCAAGGCCCCTCTCGAAGGGCGAGATCGATTTCTTCATTGAGAAGCGGATCGTCCTCAAATGCCGCTCTAGCAACTGCCGCTACAGCTTCTTCTTCTCCGGGCACCATGAGATGATACGTCAACATCTAGTATCTCTCAGAATTTGTGTGTGGCAACCGGATAAGCATGATTCAGAGTGTCGGCCTTTTATAGCCCAGATACCGAAGCGTTGCGGCTTCCCAGTCGAGATCGTTCATGTTCTCGCGGAATGTCGCGTCGGCAGCACTAATGACAGCCTTGGCAACATCGGGATCGTCGTATTCGATGTAGTCCTGGCCGGTCCAGCGGGAGGCGGCTTGGGTGATGATGCGGGAGCGGCGGGCGAGGTGGTCAGTGGTGGAGCGGTGGTTCATCAGAGTGCGGTTGCTTTCTGCGTCGATCCATCATTGCGCGGCATCGGCGATCACGGCAAGTTCCGCCCGTTTTTCTAGTTCCTGATAACTCGGAAGTGGCAACTTTAGTTTCTCCGCGCGACCAATCCAGAAGCTATGACGATAACAGTGTGAACGGTTAGCCGAAGGCTCGGGCGCGTCGAGGTCGTAGCCATCCATATCATGCTTATCCGGTTGACACACACAGGCCGAAAATGCCCCAACATGTAGTGGCTCCTTCATGGTCTACCTGTAGTGGGTTGCTTGATTTCGATGGCGTGCGTGATGTGCCACTTGCCGCTCGCGCGCGGATATTGCGAGATCAAGTGAGGGGCGATGACGCGCGTCCAATCCTGCAAAGAGCACCATCCGGTGCCGTTATTCATGCAGTTGATGTCAAAAACCCCGTAGGAAGATCGGCCACCCTGACCGCCAACCCAATGGGTATAGCGATAGCGGGCGCGCATCGGCACCTCGGGGCGCGTCCATGGCCCCTCCCATTGAATGCGAACAAGCCCATAGCGGGGCCAACCGATAAAATCGTCCGGCGTAAGGGCGTAGCCGAGCGCCGCAGAGCGATATTTTGCGCCGATGCTTTTCAGCGCATCAAACATCATCGTTGGGTTCGTGTAGCGCTTGTAATCAAAGCCGATCAGGTGCGGTCGTACTTCATCCAGCGTCATGCCCATGATCGCGGCGAGCGCGCCGGGGCCGCAATTTGCGCCCCATTCATCGTGAGCGCGGTCGGCGTCGGCCAACGTGAAACGCGGCGCTATAGGTTGTGTTGCGCTCGCCGCCGGGTCTTTCGTCTGTGTCGTCAACATTTAGTACCTGTGTGTGTCAACCGGATAAGCATGATCCATATAGCCTTCGATCATTTCAGCGTTCGCTTGTTTCATGGTACACCCGATTGATTCGCAGGATAGAGAAATATTTACCTATTGTCTAGACGGGCGCGGCCCCAATGCGCTAACGTATCGGCCCGGAGTAAAGTTGTGGAGAGTTCCGATGCCGAACTTGAGGCCGCGGGCGCGCGACTTGCTGATCGAGTATCTCGACGGGCGACACGTCCCGATCATCCGCCAGCAACGCAACGGGCATTTCTCGAACTGCGATCCCGACGTTTCCCGCCGGAACCAGTCTATCGGCGCGTTGCTCAAGCAAGGCTGGATCAAGCCCGTCACCGTGGCCGGGAAGGCCGGGCCCATCGCCACCGTCATCACCGAGGCCGGGCGGCAGGTCATATCCGAAGCCCTCGCGGATTGGGCCGACGCGCTCGACAGGGCCAGGATCGCCAGCGATTTTGCGCTGGACAACGCCGCCGATTCACGGCTTAATGATCGGGCGCCGGTGCAGGGAAACGTTTACCTTCCGCTCAAACCCTCTCCCTCCGCCGCCGATAGGAGCGACCCATGAGATACGACTACATCACCGAATCCGGCAAGACGATCACGCAGGACACGCGCGATGTCTGGCCAACGCGCGCTTTCACCGCGACTGGGCAAGGCGTCACCGTTCACAAATCGACCGGACGCCTATTCGTCGCAACCGGCGAGGATGAGATCGTTCCGCTGGTCAGGCGAACCGCCCCGGTTCGCAACATCATCGAAGCCGCCGCCCGTTGCGACGATCTCTTCCTCGCCATGCGGACGATCTCCGACGCGCTGGAGTTGGAACGGCTGCGGCTCGCCGAGGCGAACCTGAGCAATGCCGCCCGCTGGCGCCGTCTTCCCCATTCCGCGAGGCTGAAGGAGATCGCGGGGTGGCTCACTGCGGAGTGCTTCGAACTCATGGATCTCATCGAAGTCGATCACGTCAGCACCATCGGAGATTGACCATGAGCGCGCGCATGACGCCCATCGTCAAACTCGCTCGCGAGATTTGGTGGTGGGACTTCTCGCCGAGAGGACGGCGGAAATACCGCAAGGCATCGCAGTGGCAAGCGATCAAAGAGGATAAGCGTCAGATGTACCTCTCTGAGGCTCGCCGCTTCGCCTACCTGCTCAAGCGAATCGATGTGAATGTCCTCAATGACAATCTTGAGATCATCCAAATCATGTTTATCCGGTTGCCACACACAAACGCGGAGAGCCACTAGATGTTGACGGAGGTGAAAATGGAGCGGCCGTTGATGAAATGCGGATGCGTCGCGCAAGGCGTTCTTCGCGCCAGAGGCGGCGAGACTTTGGACCCGCCGATCCCGGCTTATGTTGTCCATGAGTGCTACGATGTTGCGGACGATAAGCCCGATTTGACTGGCCGCATCGCACAATGTGCCTATTTGCCAAAAGGACATGCGCCCAAGCCGTCGTCCTATGATCTGGCGTTTTTTGAATATCTTGGTCCCGGCTCCCGAGAGTCGTCTGACCTGTGCAAATGCGGCTTCTCAAAAAAGCCCCACGATGAAAATGGCGGTCGTATTCCGCCGAAAAAGTACGCCGCCAACATGAAAGGTTGTGCAGCTTTCACGCCGAAAGGTCCCGCCGAGTTTGACCGCTACTATTGTGGTTGCCACGGATGGGACTAGGGGTAGGGCTGTGTGTCTAAACCGGATAAGCATGATCCAAACAGCCGAGAGAATCCGCGACTGCGGATTCCCCGATTTCCTTAACCGCTGGCTGATGATGCTGGAGGAGGAGAACATGGTTGCGATCGGACCAAAAGAACAAGCCCTGCGCGATGCGCGGAGAATTACTGCCCGCTCGGCAAAGCCAGCAGAATCAGCCGCGAAAGCGGCCCAACAGGAGGTCCCAATGGAGACCCAAACCACGGAGAGTGTCGTGAGCAAGACGAAGAAAACAGCGAAGTCGAAAAAGCCCGCCCGCGCGAAATCCCGCACGACGGTGAAGCCTGAAGCCAAGACGAATGGCATCCGGGCAGGATCGAAGCTGGAGATCATCGTTGGCCTCCTGAAGCGGCCAGAAGGCTGCACGATGGCTGAAGTAACCGAGGCTGTCGGCTGGAAAACCATGAGTTTCCCGCAGCAGGCCAAAGCCGCAGGGTTGACGCTGAAGAAAGAAAAGGACGGATCGGTGACCCGCTATCGGGCCGCCTGAGCCAATACGCGCGCCGCTGGTGCGGCCATGCCGGGGAGAGCGCCATCAGGGCGCTCTTTCTCGTTTAAGCGCCTACGGGCGCCCTGTGGCTCGGCGGCAGGGCATCCGCAGGGCTAGGCCATATGGACTGACCATTGGTCATGATGCGTCCCCCGGAGGCTCGGGAGCGGTATCCAGCCGAGCAGGACGTAATCCATCGCCAGAGCGAAGGGCGCGAAGCGGTGCAGGCTAACTGAGCTTTTCCAATCTGGCGCGCAATTTGTCGCCTGAGATGAGTTGTTCGGGATGCTCTTTGATTTCAGCGAGTCGCTTGCGGGCAATTCGGACATCGCGCTCATCCTCTGTTTCTCGTTTCGCCTTCCCCTTGCGGCGCGCGGCCGCGACTTGGTCTAGCGTCTTTCCGTCAAGCGTCGCTAGCCGATTCGTAAAACGCTGCCAACGCACGATGCTGACTTCGACAAAACGAGGATCAACGTCCATTGCTGCGGCTTTCCGGCTGTTCATCTCGCAGGCAATAATCGAGCCGCCAGCGCCGACGAAAGGATCAAAAACGATTTGGCTGACCTTACTGCTATTCGCTATTGCCTCGGCCGCGAGCGCAACCGGTTTCTGGGTCGGATGCTCGTAGTCGGATTTTTGGGCATCGCGATTTAGCGTCCAAACAGTCGTCTTAGTTCGATCCCCATAGAAGCGGTGCTTGCCCTTTCCTGGCTTCCATCCGTAGAGCATCGGCTCATGTTGCGAGCGATAGTCCTGCCAGCCCATCCCGGCCGCTTGCTTCACCCAGATGATCGTCGCTGACTTCGTAAAGAACTCAGCGAAAGCGCGCTCGAAGGCGAGTTTCGGACCAGATGCAGCGTCGGGATGGCAAACATAGATCGAGGCCAAGTTCTTCATATTCGCCGCGATCACTTCGAACGATGATCGCAGGAAAGCGGCAAAGTCCTTCTCGCTCATGTCGTCATTCTTGATCGTACCGAGCCTATTCTGGCCGAGGCCAGAATAGGCTAGGTTGTAGGGCGGATCGGTGAAGACGAGGTCGGCTTGTGCGCCCCCGCCCATGCACATTGCCACGTCAGATTCGGACGTAGCATCGCCGCAGACTAAGATGTGGTCCCCTAAGACCCAGCGATCACCGCGACGCACTACCGGCTTCTTCGGCGGCTCCGGTGTGGCTTCTGGATCGGCTTGGCCTTCGGTGCCCATTTGGACGCCCCAGCCGCGAAGCTGAGATTCGGGGAAGCCGAGCAAGGGAACGTCGTAGCCAGCGAGTTTGAGATCCTTAAGTTCGGCGGTGATCAGCTCGACTCCCCACGTCGAAAGTTCGGCATAGGAATTATCTTTGATCCTGACGGCGCGCTTCTTCTCTTCGGACCAGCCAATCGCTACGGCGACTGGATAGCGCGTATACCCATTCTGAAGAGCCGCAAGTCGCCGACCGTGTCCGTAAATGATCACGCCTGCTTCATCGACGAGGATCGGAGCGGTGACTCCATCATCCTTCATTGAGGAGGCAATGAGATCAATCTGAGCCTGAGAATGTTGGCGTGGATTTTTCTCATAAGGCCGGATTTTTTCTATCGGCCACAGCGCGACCTTTGATGCTGGCCATGTCTCTTCAAGTCGCTTCGCCATCAGGCCACCTTCGGCCGCGCGCCGGGGAGCGGCTCTTTTGGGTCATCGTACCACCGGACCGCCTTCAGCGGCCACGGCCCTTTTCCTCCCGGCATGTCGACGTCGAGATCGACGAGCTTGCCATCGAGCCGGACGTTCGTCACCATGGCGCTCCAAATATCGCCGGCAAAGCTCCGATAGGTTACACGCTCGTTGATGGCAGGCATCATGGTTCCTTCGGCTTGTTCGTGTGCCCTTTGAAAAACTCTGGCATCGCTTCCGCGACGGTGCGGTTGAGGAATGGCTCTGGATCGTTAGTCGAGATTGCGACGCGGCTTCTCGCCATCCCAGCTTCGAACGCGCCAAATAGCTTCAGCGCGGCCGCAGCGATTCGGTAGTCGCGCGGGATGCGGAGCGAGGTCGAGTTCTCGATGATCTGTTTTATGCTTATCGGGTTTCAACATGCAGTGTCTAGCGGTTGATCGTCATCATGACTGACCTTTTGATGCTGCCACTTGCCGCTGTAGAGGCCGTCATAGGTCGGGCTTTCACCGTTCGCGCCGATGCCCAAGAGGGAGCGGAAGGCGTTGAACGGGTAGAAGCGGCGATTGAAGCGGAAGGCAAATTCGTTGAGGTAGGCTTGAAGGTGCTTTGGCTCGACGCGCCCGTGATGGGTGCTTTGCAGCCATGCTTTGAGGTTGCTGAAAACAAGGTGGACGATGGGCAGGTATTCTTCCGCGACTTCGGGATTGCCACCTTCGACCACCGGCAGATGGGCATAGCCGCGTTTTTCGAGCGAATTATACGCGGGAGCCGCGTCGGTGATGACGATTGCGCCAATGGCGACGGCGGCTTCCACAAACCCGCAAAGAGCCTTTTCGGTACGATCTGGCACAATCTCGATACGAAGCCGCCCCGCGTATCGGCCGCCTCTCCGCATGGGCTTGTCGCCTTTCTTAGCTGCCCGCTGGCGGACTTCGACGGCAGCAATAATCAGGCATTTTTCATCGGCGTGGGGGCCTTTGCCCTTCCCGCGCGTCTTGCCGCCGATGTAGCACTCGTCAACCTCGACGTGATCGCTACGCGCCAGATTGCCGCCGATGGGATCGCGGTTAGGTCGCACCATGCCCGCCCGCAGCTTGTGCAGGATTTGGAAGGCGGTTTCGTAGCAGCCGACACCGACTTGCCGATGCAATTGCACCGCCGAAATGCCGGGTGTCATGCTCGAAACAAGATAAGCGGACCAAAACCATGCCGTCAGGGACGTGTGGGTTCCTTCCATGACGGTTCCGACCGTGATGGAAGTTTGCTTTCGGCAGGCGCGGCAGGCCAGCACCTTCGGCCGACTCGCCAAGCGCACCGGCTCGCCCTTTTCGTGGCAGTGCGGGCATTCAAAGCCCTTCAACCATTTCGCGCCTTCAAGCCAACGGGCACACGCGGCATCGTCAGGAAAGAGCCGCTGGAAGTCTTTGAGAGATTTCGGGAAGGGCAGGTGTTCCCATTGATGAACGTCGGGGATGGCGGGCGACATCTATCCGCTCACTTTTTGCCCTTCGGCTTCCGCAGTCGCACATGCATCGCAATAATCCCCAACAAGATCAGCGCCGCAGCACTCGCAAATTCCTTCTACTGGCGCATCCCACGCGCCGCGTGGCGACGGACAGCCCGCACCTTCACATTCTGGACACTTTCCAATATCGGTTTCGAGGCTAGGATCGTCCGGTTGCGGGTCGTGCCGCATGAGGCGACCGTCTATGCACCGGGTCTGGGTAGTATGGAAACTACGGTTTCGGCGGCTCATAATTTAGGCCCCCGCGTGGATCGGATGACGAATGTCGTGACCACAGATCGCGCATTCGTCGATGGATTTGCCGACCATCGTCCCGGCAGCATGGCAATGGTCACGCTGTTCGGCGACGATCAGGGTCTTTTTCGTGGCTTCGTATGCCGCCTCAATGTGATCCATGATGATTTTGTCATCGGATGGCGCACGTTGCCGAATAGCCGCCCCAAGGTGGCCAAGGATGTTTTCAAGGTGCTGGACTTTCATCATGGCTCAGGCTCCAACACCGAATTGCCCATTATCGGCTCGGATTTGTTCGGCCTGTTTCTGGCGATCAGAGCACCAACCCCGCAGACCGTTGTCGATGATCCCGCCCCTTCCGATCAGCGACTCGACGTTGATCGAAGTGCTCGGGGCGTTGTTGGCATCGAAATGGAGCCAAGTTCCATCGCGACCGCAGTTAATCGACAGTCCGCAATCATCTATCGGGATAGTCGTGGCTTGTTCGATTTTGGCGGGACTGGCGGGCAGCGGCATCCAATGTGTCGGTTGCTCGTCAGCCGGGTAGGGCGAATAAGCCGGACCATTTGTGGCCCAACACCCTTGCTGCCGGTGCCAATGGCAAACGGTCATCCATTGGCCTGTGCAAGCAAGGAAACTGGACCCGTCTTTCGGTGCGCTCTCAATCAGTTTCCACATCTTAGTCTCCTGTTAACTAAGGCCGTCCATCGGCCTAACCATTATCTAGCACAGGTAGGTGCATGTGTCAACCCGATAAGCATGAAACGAAATGCCTTGTCGGTCTCCCCGCGCTTCTCGGCGGCAATATCGACCACTTCCCGATGTCTACTCACGGCGCGATTTCCTCGCTCGGCTTTGAGCGTCCTGATACTTCTCGCTCCTCGCTCGCATATTTCTCCCGCAGCGCGCTGTCCGTCAGCGGCGCCTTCCAGGTCCGCGCCATCCGCGTCCCGCCTTGCGAGTAGAACGCCGTTAGCGTGACCCAGATGCCGTGCCGGCCACCGAAGTCGCCCCATTTCCACTCGCGGGGGTCGACGTCCCTCCCGGCCGCCCATTCCTTCATCGCCTCGTAGGACGGCGAATCGTCGCCGATGAAGACGTTCGCGAAGCATCCCGGCTCCCGCGGCGGCGGCTCGTAGTACCGCTCAGCCGGGCGGCGCGGCGCCTGCGCGAGGTTCCGCATCGTCTGCGTGGCCTCGTGGCACGCGCTCCTGACTTCGGCCAAGTTCGGTACCCACTTGACCCGGCTCTGGACGCCGGTCCGGGCGTCGGTGACGAAGTCGACGACGGCGCGCGCGAACTCGCTGAGCACCGCGGCGACGCCGGAAACGTAGATTTCAGGGTTGTTCACTTCGTCCTTTCGATAAGAGCCGAACATCAGTTCCGCCCGGCTCAGGCAATAGACTAGGTCGGGGCGCGAGTCTGAGCTCCCCGCGTTCGGCTTGCTCGGCAAGACGCCCGGCAGCGCGGCTTGCGCTTTTGTCATGTCCATTCGATCCTCCATTTTGTTTTGCTACTCGACGCATCCAGCCCTTGAAGGCCATAGACCAGTTCGCTTTGCAGGCGACCTGCCGGTTACCGTTCGCCCCGGCCCAAAGGCGCATGTCCTCCGCCATGTCGTCGATCTGCGCGTCCGATAGATGCAAGACGCGATGACCATAGTCGCGATCATCGTTCGATGGCGACCACTCATCCGATAGCGTTGTTCCTCGCGCCATCACGCCGCCTCTGGCTGGATCTTAAATTCGACGCCGTTTTTGCGTAGCTCGGCTTTCGATAGTTCGTCGGCAAGCGAATTAAGGTCCCGACTAATCCACGTCCCGCGAAGCGCGCGGAACTTTTTGATCTTCTCGCGTGCAGCCTTCGCGTGCTCGGCATAGAAGCCGCCCTTGATTCTCCATTTTCCGAAACATTGTTGGATCACGAGGTTCGAATCGCCTTTGACCAAGATCAATTCCTTTGTCAACCCTTGCTCGATGAACCAATCAAGGACGGCATTGAAGGCGAGGTACTCGGCGACGTTGTTCGATGTCTGAGGCGAGGCCGGGATCATTCCCGAAGTTTGCCAAACGCGCGCGTTATTTTTGAAAATGACCGCTCCGTATCCCGCGGTCCCGCCAGGATTGCGCGGCTCGCAGCACCCGTCGAAAAAAGCAATATAGGCACCCATTGATTCGGCATACCGGACCGCATTTTCGTCTGTTCGTACTCGCGCCCGCCTTCGCTTCATTTAGCTCCCCTATCAGATAGCCGAGTCTTCAATGCGTCGATAGCAAAGTGCATCGTATGTTCAGTCAAGAGAATGCATGGCTTGTTTGTCGCCCTGAAATAACGGTTGATCTGTTTGTGGTTTTTACGCATACCGCCGCGTCTTTTGATCTCGACCGTGCAGACTAAATCTCGGCTGTCTGAACGGAATACTGCAATATCAAACCGACAGTTGCGATACGAATACTCGCCTCGCACGATGTAATCTTCACCAAGAGCTTCCTTGAGAAGAGAGATTGCCTCAGCTTGAACTTCAAACTCTGATTTTGGCTTGTTTTTGGCTATTTTCATCACGTCCCCGCGCGCTTAGAGAGGCAACCTCGGACTCTAGTTTCTTAACCCTTCCTCGCCTACAAAAACTTAAAGGCAGGAAAGAAAAACCAAGGGAGGTCGGAACCTCCCACAATCAACCGAGGGCGTAAGCCTTTGCCGGTCATCCATGTTTGTCGCGCCCGACACCATCCGACGCCCATTCTACGGCTGGGCCAGACCGTACTCCTTTGTGGGCCGCCCGCAGGGTCATCCCTGCTGCGGTGTAATCCCGTTCGGTTTCCCTGCCGCGCATGAACCCGCGAGCAGGCAGGCCCTTGGGACCTGACGTGCGCGATGGCGGCATGTGGTGGAATTGACGGGCGTTACGAAAAATCGTACATACGCCCTCGATCGCAACCCGCCGCCAAGCTAGATTGCGATCCGCCCGGCACGGAACCATCCCGGCCGGGCATTCTTTTTCTAAGCCGATTCGCTGCCATCGTTCCAGCCGCTAGACCTAGAGCTATTTTCCAAACCGTCGCTAGGGATAGATCTCCGCGCCAGTTCGGCGTCGATCATGGCGCGAATCAGTGAGTCTTCGGCCTTCACCGGGAACGAGGTCAGTCCCACCGGCGCCGTCCGCGGCTCGGAAGGGGAGCGGAACTCGAGGCGTTCCAGCGCCAGATCCCGCTTCGCCTTCGCCTTGCGAGCGGATTCTTTGGGGGAATAGCGACGAGTCACTTCTTTGCCTCCAGCTTCATCCGCTTCGTGCGGCTCGGGTTCGGATTGTTCGGCGTTATCGTCACCACCGCGTTGTTCTCGATCTCGAACATGTGGCCTTTGGCCTTCACCGTGCCGCTGGTGACGCCGGCGCAGATTGCTTGAATTTCCTTGCGGTCGCGGTCGAAGTTGAAGCCGCGGACGCGCTCGAGCCAGCGGATCAGGCAATGATCGGTGACGCGGAGCAGCTTCATGCGGCGATCCCGAATTTGTCGGCTTCATCACCCCTGACGACCCAGCCGACACGTTGCTGGCGACCGAAGAGTTCAAGGCGCGGCCCGTCGCAATATCGTTCGACGCGCTCATAGAAACTCTCTGGTTTCCGGCTGTGCTCGCGCCGTGGCTCGATGATGACTTCGTGGACGCCGGCGTCGCGACGGACCGAGCGGCCGCGCTTGCCGATAAGGCAAAATTCCGCATTCTTGCGAGTCGTGAAACCTCCGCCGATCGATAGATCCGTCTTCAGGATGAAAAGCGACGCCGCGCGTGGGTTTAGCTTGATCCAGACGAATCCCATTCCGGATGGTTTGAAGCCCCAGGCCCTCATGATCGGCAGGTGGGCCCCGACGGCGAGCAGCGGCCCGGTGATCCAAAGGAAGAGCGCGGCGTTGTCCGCCGCATAGTCGCCGACCGGGAGCCCCGCGATCTCTTCGATCATCATGCAGCGGTAATGCCGCCTGGCGTTCCTTCCCGGTTTCGCCTCACTGTTACTCTTGAAAAGGTAAGGTGGATCAATGGCTAGGCAAGCGAACTGACTGCGTTGAAGTCCGTCGAACATTTGCATGGGGAAGCCCGCCCGAATCGTCCGCCAAGGAAGGCCGAGTCCCGCGCCGGTGTCCAGCCTTGGCGGGAAAACTGTTCCCGTTAATCCCGCTGTTCGCTCTCGAAAACCTCAATTTGCGAGATTTCGACGCGGAGGCGCGGGTTTTCGGCGTACAATTTCACTGCCCGGCCATCTACGACCTGGACGTCGTCGGTCCACACTATGCCCTTCAAGGCGTCCATCTGCTTGATTATGTTGTCATAATCAGGCTTTACCGTCGGCCTTAGCGTTCCGGCCAGGGCGGCGTCTCGTTTCCGGCCGGACCAAGATGCGGGGACGGGCATGAAGGCTATCACTAACAGCCTCAGCGGCCCCGCCAGCGGGCCTTGCCCCTTCATGGCTACCTTGGCTGCCAAGGCAACCGCGCGCTGATAGGCGCGCGTCTCTGCGGGAGTGTAAATGGTTGCAAAAGGCTTCTTGCCCTTCGGGGTCACGACGCGGAGTCCGGTCCGCTGCCAGCCGACCGGCTCGCCATGAAGTTCGAAGGAAATCATGCCGATGGCGTGGCGGCCCCGGGCTGGCGCAGGTTGCTTGGCCGCAAGTCCTCTTCCGCAGTATTGCCTTCGACCTCAGTCCCGGCGACCAGGGACAGCCGCGGGGCGGAATTGGCACGGTCGATCAGGCCGAGGACATCCCGGTAGTAGTCCTGGGCGTCGTAGAAGTCGGCGAGCTTGTCCGGCTCCATGCGATCCTCGGCCAATACGGCCCGGAACGCCTTGCGGTGAAGGTGCTTGTTCTCGACGGCGTTCGCGATGGCCTCGCCGAGGCGGCCGGCCATCTCGCTGACGTCGTTCTTCGTTGACCGCGTCAGTTTCACCAAGTCTTTCAATGCATTGACGCCGATCTGCTTCGCCTTCTCCGTCCCGGTCTCTGACTTCTTCGCCATTTTCCGTCCTCCGTTGGGGTCAATGAATCTGCCGGTGGGCAGCCTCGTCGTCCACGCGAATGTCTCGCAACATCGACGCGACGATCGCCGCCGCCCTTTCGTCGCAGCCGCCCGCCAGCGCCGCCAGCCATGCCAGCGTCGCCCGGTCCAAGGGGAGGGCCAGGGGAACGACTTCGACCTCGTGCTCTTCGGCGTGCGAACTCATGGGCGCGCTAGATACACGATTCGGGAATCCCAAACCGGGAAAAATTAAAAATCGGGGAAAACTTTACCCGCGCTCGTGAGGGCCCCGGATGATGACGGCGGGGCCTAAAGGCCAGTCGCCGTCCTTGGGCCAATCAGCGCGGATTTTCGTAAGGAGTTCATCGTATTTAGAGGCCGTGATCGACGACTTCCCGGACAGATAGGTCTGGAGCGCCGAGGGGTGGCCGTAGAACTTACTGCTGATGGTCGCTATCGCTAGGCCGGTAGCCTTCCGGTACGCGGCGACGATCATCGCCATGTTTTCCCGGAGGAGGCGATCAACATATCCTTTCCTTTTAGCCATGCGGCAAGGAATTACCACGCAATTAGGCCGTGACGCAAGATGCCTATAGACTTAGGTAAATGATTAGGCTATTCTCCGACTCGCGACGCATCCGAAACGCTGCGGACGAGGACCATGAACGCCCAAATCCACATCAACGTCGGCAACGTCTTGATCGCCGCCTTTCTCGCGGTGACGGTCATCGCGAATCTTTTTGAGATCGCGCGCGTGGTGCTATAGCCGTAAAAGAGGGTCTGATGCGAAAGCATGACTGGGCCGACGAACTGGCGCAACAGATCGCACGCGACTTCGATGTACCAGGTCAGCCGAGAGAACGACTTGACCTCGTCGCAGCGCGGCTCCGCGTCGTCCGCCAGGAAGGCATCGGGATCGGAATCGATCAAGCAAAGATAGAGGCACTCAAGGCAATTTCGAGGGACTTCATTGGTTTCCTGGCTACCGATTCATCCAGGAGACGAGAAAAAGACGAGACGCTGCTGTTGCCGTTGAAAGAAAGCGATTTTGAAGGAGAAACTAAGTGACCAAGCCGAGTTTGAAAACGATTGCTTGGGAAGGCGTGCCAATCAACAAACCGGGCATGTACGGCGGCATGGACATTGATATTTATCACGCCTCTGGCGTTTGTGAGGGTCCTTCGATTTCATCAAGCGGGCTGCGTCAAATCTTTAACGAATCGCCGGCGCACTTCTTCGCGCAGTGGCGCGGCAATCCCAAGCGAGTCGACAAGCCGGAGAGCCGCCATTTCATCATCGGCCGAGCGGCGCATCACTTGCATTTAGGACAACAGAACTTCTCTTCCATGTTCGCGGTTCAGCCGACTGAATACGAGGATGAGAAGACCGGCGAAGTAAAGCCGTGGAACAACAATGCTAATGCCTGCAAACGATGGCATGCTGCGCGGAAAGAAGAAGGCAAGACAGTTCTCAACGCCAAGGAAGCCGAGCAGATCATCGGCATGGCCGAAGAGCTCGGCCGGCATCCAATCGTGGCGCACGGCGCGCTGAACGGCCTGGTCGAGCGGTCGATGTTCTGGAAGGACGAAAAAACCGGAATCTGGCTCAAAAGCCGTCCCGATGCGATCCCCGGCGACAGCGGCGATTTCGTCGACTACAAAACCACGACCAGCGTCGAATGGACCGCCTTGGTCCGGTCGATCTACGATTTCGGCTACAATCAGCAAGGCGCCTTGGTGCGGCAGGCCGCGCGCGCGGTTCTGAAAATTCCAAACCCATCTTTCTCTTTGGTGTTTCAAGAAAAAGAGCCGCCCCATTGCGTTCGTGTCGTCACGCTGAAAGACAACGATCTGGAGCTCGGCGACAAGCAGAACCGCGCCGCGCTTGATCTCTTCGCGAAGTGTCTGAAAGAAAATCATTGGCCCGGCCCTGGCGGCGACCAGCGCGACGCTGACCCGATCGAAATGAGCGAGGCGGCGCACAAGTGGGTCGATGATCGACTTGCTCTCATGGGGGTCTGACGATGAACGATGTTATCGACAACGAAGCGGTAGACAACGCGCCATCAAGCGCGAAAGACGCCATCCGGCAATCCCGCGAACTAGTTTCCGTCACGTCGACGGGCGTGCAGATCCACGACCTCGCTCAACAGGTCGATTACGCGCAGACGATGGCGAAGGCGAAGGCGGCCATCCCTAAATTCCTGCAGGAGAACGTCGGCGACTGTTTGGCGATCATCGACATTTCCTCCCGCGCCGGGCTGTCGCCGTACATGGTCGCTCAACATTGCTACGTTCAGAACAATCGGCTTTGTTTCGAGAGCCAACTGTTTCACGCTTTCCTGCAGGCGTCGCATTTGCTGAAAGGCGATCTCGAAGTCGAGTACGAAGGCGAAGGCGGCGAGATGGTTTGCGTCGTCACTGGCCATCTGCGCGCCGACCCGACGAAGGCGCGCGTTCATCGATCGCCTCCACTGAAAGAGCGGCATCCCGGCTTCGTCCTCAAAAAGGCATACGACGACGGCAGCACGGCGAAAAAATATCTGTCCTACTTGGACGGCGAAAAGCTGCGCCAGGAAGGCAAGATCGAGGAAGGCATGAAATTGTTCTCTCAGGGTTCGCCGCTCTGGGTGACGAAACCGCTGGTTCAGTTCTTCTATGATACATCGCGGGACTGGACCCGCATGTTCGCTCCGCGTGCCACGCTCGGCATCTACACGCCGGACGAGATCGCCGAGTTCAGCCCCGAGATGGCGCGCGACGTGACGCCCGTTGGATCTGGCCTATCTGAACGGCTCCGTTCCAATGCGGTCGATAAGACCGAAGGCCACAAGGACGGTCAAGCCGCGACCGAAATGGGCAAGGCGAAAAACGGCGAGGCGGCGGCGCCGAAGACGCGCGCAAAGAACAAGAAATCCGCAGAAAAGCAGACCGAAGCGGCGGCACCGAAGAAAGAAGACATCAAAACCGCCGCGCAGTGGAAGCAATACTGTCTCGCCTGGATCAAGGCCGAATCGAGTTTTGAGGCAATCCGTCAGAGATGGAACGATGAAAGGCAGCTTCGCAACAACTGCGGTGTGACCTCCGATGAGCGCGATCCCGTTCAGACACAGATGGTCGAGCGATGCAAAGAATTAGGAGAACCGGCAGCATGAGGCGCTTCGCCTTCTTCTGCGCTTCTATCGCCTGCTTCTGCGCGATCATCAGGATCGCGGGCTTCGATTCGGATGGTTCGATCGGCTCGATCACCATCACCGCCTCAGAAGTCGTTGGCACGTCGTTCGCTGGTTGGCTCGGAATCGAATGTTTAGGGAAGGCAATGCGATGAGCCGCATCGCAGAATCCGCCTATGGCGACCGTCCGCTGGCTTATCCTACCGAAAGAGCATGGAAAGAGTCGGGAACGTCGAAAGACGCAGCCAAGGCTATTGTCGGTGATGCCTCGATCCTTCGGGAAAGAGCCTATGCCGCCCTTGCGGCGGCCGGTAGTGCGGGCCTAACGGCAGACCAGGTTGCCCTAGCCCTCGGGCGCGATCGCCTTTCAGTGAGGCCCAGAATTACCGAGCTTGCCAAAATAGGTCGCGTAATCCGAACGGGAGAACGGCGCCAGAACGAATCCGGTCTTTCTGCCGCCGCGTGGAGGATCGTTCCATGAGCGATCGCATCTTCACCACCGAAGAGAAGCTGGCCGAAGTAGAGCAACTCGTGGAAAACTTTAGATGGTCCCGTCGTTACCCAGAAGATCCTGAATATCAGACCTACCTGGTTCTGAAAGCTATCGCCGAAGATCTCCGCGCTCCGCTGCCGGCGACTCAGAACAAGGCACTCGAAGTCGTTGGCTTCGTCGTCAACGCGGCGATGCGGTCCAAGGCGCAGCTCGGCTATCTCGAGGTCGGTCACCAGCAAGCAATCGCGGATCGTGTGATGAAATACTGGGGAACGATCAGAAGCGCGCTCGAGCAATGCGGTGGCAAGGAGAAGGTTTCAGCAGGGGAGTACCAACGATGACGCCTGACGTGGAAGTGTTCAACGGTCTATTGGATCGGATCGAGGCGCTGGCGAACAAGGCCGGGCGCTTGGAGGGCGAGCGCGAGCAGTTCCGCCTCGCCATCGAGGACGCGAAGCGCGAGATCGTCGCGCTCCAAAGCGAGAAAAAGTCGCTCGCACTCATGAACGCTGAGTATGTTCAGAACCGCGACCGAGCAATCACAGCATGCGAGCGAGCGGAGAAGATTGAACGCGAGGCGATCAACATCATACGCGATCTCTCGGCCGCCGCGCGCGCTTATTGCAATAATCGCGGTCGACGAAGAGCGAGGGCATTTGCGAGTCTTCAATCCGCGATCCTTGTCGCAGACGCGAAAGTCGAGGCTTTTAGGCCGTTCTGATGCGTCTATACAGACCATATGTTCCGATTGCCGTTCGCATCAAGGTCGCGGAGCGGCAGTTGCTAACATGGAAAACTCACGATCAAGTGTTTGTTGCCTCACTGCAAAAGCTATCGCCGTCGCGCTATCTTGAAGCATTGCTCGCGTATATGTTTTATTCCTTCGTTTTTCATCTTGATCACGATCCGGCGCTAGAGAACCGACCGTTCAACAAGCGGACCAAGAAATACACTCCCGACGCGAACGATCCGGAGTTCCTGATCTATCGTACGAAGGAAGATCATCGAATCAAGACATTAGTGCGAGGAGATGGCGCGCAACTCTCCGACGCGGCGATTGCCAGGAAGCGGAAACGCAAAGAACGAAAGATGCGACGACCGAAGACGCGATGGCCTTCTCGACCGCTGCGCTCGCGTAGTTTTGTGAAGGTCGCACCAATTTGAAGAAAGAAAACGATGATGAGCAACGATAAACCTTTGTCACTGGTTAAAGTCGAAACGAGCGATGATCCCGATGTCGCGCGTGTCCTGGAAAACATCTCCGGCATCCGCCACGAACGCGACGTCCTGAAGCTCGATCTGGAAAAATCGATGCGTGATCTCGCGGTCGCTGACGGTAAGATCGCCTATCTGCAAAGACGCCTCGATGAAATGCAACGCCAGCGCGATCACTTCATGGGTAAGTTGATTGAAGTGATGACTAACTTCCAGACCATCAAGGGTGCCGTCGAAGCGATCGAAAGGGCCGCCAACTCATCGGTCCAAGTCGGCAAGATAGCCGCCGACGCGGCGCGGGATCTGAAACGGTCTTCGTGAAAAAAGGCCCGGCAGCGGGCCGGGCCGAGTCGGGAGGAAACGCCTCCAAGGAGCTGACGGCAGCGATGAATATAGCACGATTCGATTTCTGATGCGATTTCAGAATGAGCGTCGTCGTATGTCGCGCCTGCTATTGTTGTCTTCGGCACGCATGAAAAAGTCCTGCGTCATGTAGCCGAGCGCCCGTAATAGCGGAAAGACGATGATTCCGAACAACAGTAAGAGTTGCCAGCCACATTCTTTCCAGTCCGCAGAATAATCGTCATTCAATCGACCGATGCCGAGAGCGAACAGTGCCAATGCCATGAGTGCGTAGATCGCGCGGCGGAAAAGCACCCATCGAGTTTGGCTCGTTAAAAAACCGGCCCTTGACGTGATCTTTTGCATCGCTGCGAGCATCACGATGCCGCAGATTGTGTCCGAGATGCCGAGCACGTAATCGGGGGTCATGAATGTGGCTCCTTTGGCCCCGGTCCGTTGTGGGCGCTGAGGTATTTTCGCACTAGGACTTCAATTCCCTGCATGATCAAAATCGCAAAATATCCGACGATGAATGCGGCACCGTAATCCCCGACCCAGGACGGCACGACGTGTTGCGCGGCCGGACCGAGAAAATTCGCCACCAAGATGCCAACGATGATCGAACCAGCGACCACGCCAGTACTGAAATCTCTTACCGTAAAGACATGAGCAATACCGCCGGCGAAGCCGCCGATCAATCTGGCCGCGTTCAGTCCTAAATCTTCCAAAGTCATCCCCCGCTCCCGGCCGCTTGAACTGCATGCACTGTGCTGACGTAGTTTTTGATGTAGTGATCCTGGATTTTGACGTGCAGGTTGTCGAGCCAGTTGTCGTCGAGCGTCGCGTCGGGACCGACGTGGTCGAGCGGGACCTGTTCATAGGGCCATAGCGGCTCCCAGTGGAACGGGACGCGGGGCACCGGATCGTCGCCATACCACGGCGCGCAGAGTGGGATAGACGTCAGCACCCTCACGAACTGGGCGCCGCCGACCCGCGGCAACGCGAACGCGCCGATCTTCATCGGCGCCAAGCCGTCGTTGACTTTAAGGCGGGCGCCCAGCAGCGCGCCGACGGCGGCGCCAAGACTGTGGGCGCCGATCGCGAACGGCTTCCCCCGCCTCTCCAGTTCTGCGAGGATGCGGCCATAGATCCTGTCGACGATGAGGTTGAAGCCGGCGTGAACGAAGCCGAGGCTCGGATGGTCGATGCCGCCGTGATCCTTGATGCTCAGCGCGCAGAAGTCGAGCGCCCAATCAATAGCGTCGTGAGATCCTTGCGGGGATACGATGATGAAGCCGTCATCGCGCGTCGTTAGGAATACCCGGATGGCCGAATCGACATCATCAATGAAGGGCACCGCATCTGGATCATTAGTCCGTGCGGCAGCATCGACCAGATCGGCATCTGAAGGCGGCGCGATCATGTCGGCTTCCCGAACACCCTCTCGGCCTCGGTGAGCTGGCGCTCCCGGAGCTCCTTGACCTGATTCAGGGCAACGTCGAAGCCCTTCATGAGCTCGTCGACCGAGTTGACCTTGCCGGAAAGCTTGAACCACTCCGACATCGCGGCGTTCTTCACATTCTCGTCGAAGGCGTCCTCGATCGTCGATCGGACACGGTTCGCGAGCGAAACATCATCAGCCATGTCAGGCCGCCTCTGATGATTTTTGGGGATGAGCCACTAGAATCAACTCCCAGCCTTGGCCGTTGGTGATGCCGCAATTATCGCAGCGCCCGCAGTACTTTGAGGTATGAAATCTACGATTCTCTTGGCAACGCTCTCCGGCGTTAGCCCGAAGCGCGCCGCAGCGTCGGGGGCGGCGGCGAGCGCGGCATTTGCAGCCTCAGCAAGAGCCTCATTATCGACGGTGATCGTCTTGCCCTGTAGTGCCACCTTGCCATCGGCGATGAGTGATGCCGCTTGCCGCTGCGCTGCCGCCGTGATTGAGGCGCGGTGCTCGGCATCAATGTTTATGTTGAGTTTGGTCCGCAGCAGCCAGAACAGCCAAGTTAGCCCGGCCATAATCAGCGAGTTGACGGCGGCGTTGATATAGGGCTCGGCAATCTCGCCGAAGGCTTGGCCGACGTTGATGACGCCGCCCTGCTTCTGAGGCACGACGATCATCGGCGAACCTCCGACGGCCGTGGCGAGAAAGGTTGCGTATGTCGGAACTTGAGCATGAGCTGAGACGATGAGCATCGCGATCAGCGCGGCTGCGGCGAACAATCGCTTCATGGGAAAGTCTCCCCAGAAATGAAAAAGACCGCCTCCGAATCCAGAGGCGGTCCCGATATATCACGGATGCGCGATCAACACATCTGGCGTTTATAGGCCGAATAATACGTGCAGCCCGAGCCAATACTGCGTGCCGAGCGAGACGCTGGCGCCGGTCGTCAGCGGCGCTCCGTTCGCGGCAAACACGTTGTTCAACGTCAGCCCGTTGACCGGGAAAGCGACGCCAGCAAAAGCCTCGATCGCTCCGCCGTTCGGTTTGCCGTTACTGCCCAAGGTCGGCCAGACGAAGCCGGACGTGAGCATCGGCTCGACCAACCATTGCGATCCAGACGCGGCACCAATAGTGCCGCTGAGGCCGACCTCCTTGACGCCCACACCGACATATTGCTGCGGAGCGCCGACCGTAATGTTGCTAGGCAGCGTCGGAGTGAAGGTGGGGAAGTTGATGTTGGCGTTGACCACCGACAACACCGGCGTCAGCAGGGTCTGGAACACGTTCAGCCCGATGTCGGCTTCCTGGGACGCCGACCAACGCGCGGCGAGGCTGGCACCGCCGCCGAGCGGCGTGCCGGCGGTGACGTTCTCGTAGCTCCCCGTGGCCTGAAAGCGCGCCCAGAAGCCCTGGCGTGCCCAGATGTAGCCCCAGACGGCGTCGACGGTGGCGCCGTCAGCGGTCAAGTTGCCGTTGACCAAGCTGGTCGCGAACACGTTGTTGCCGGAGACGCTGGATTGAGCGACCGAGGCGCTGGAACCAACGCCGACATACCAGCCGGAACCGTTCTGGATGAGGAACGGGTTTTGAGACGCCGCTTTCGTCGGCAATAGGTCACCGGCAAATGCTGCCGTTGACGCGAGAATGGCCGCAGCGATCGCGGCCAGAAGCAATCTGCGCATTTGGGTCTCCCCTGTTGATGGAATTTACAGTGGCAGCTTATCAGCGATAACTGTGACTTTTACGCCACATTCGAGAAATCTTTATCGTCCGATCACGTCGAGGCGGACCGACGCCAATCCGGAGAAGCCAAGAGCGCGCGCCGCGGCCGGCGAGAGATCGATAACTCTTCCGCGCCGGAACGGCCCCCTATCCGCGATACGGACGATCGTGGTGCGCCCGTTCCGGAGATTGGTCACTTTCACCCTCTCGCCAAAACGAAGCGACCTGTGAGCTGCGGAGAGGCTTTGGCAGTCCAGCGGGCGACCACTAGCCGTTCGGTGGCCACAGAGTGCCGCGCTGTAAATCGAGGCGATACCGGTCTGCTGGGCGGCCGCGGGGCCGCAGACCAGCAGGATCGCGGTCAGAGCCGCGCGAACAGGCGCTGCCAAATGCTTCCGCCGGATGTCGCGGGCGAGACTGCCGCCGTTGCTGGGACCGATTTGCCAGGGGTTCCCCAGGCGGCGGCCAATTTGGCGACGGTCATCGGACCGATCACCGTGGAATTGTCGCACAATGTCGTGATGCCGGGGATGCGGTGCGGGCCGGGTCCATATGTGTCGCCATCGTCCTGATGCAGAATCGGGTAGCCGACCGCCTGCCAAGGTCGCGGCAACTCCTTCGGATTGAACGGCCCATATTGGCAGAACCATAGCGCGCGCGCGGCGAAGGCTTCCAGCATTGCGTCGGGGATGTTCGCGAACGAGAGTTGCTCGCGTGGCACATTGCCACCGTAGACCCAGCACGGGCGACCGATGGCGTCCTCAACGGTCTTGCAGAAGGCGTCGGCGCAGGCCGCGGGCGGCGAGTAACTCTTGCCGACGGTTTCCCAATCGGCGAACGGCTCGTCGCCAGGCTCGAGCGCAGCGGTGGTGATGAAATGCTTGGCCTCCTGAATCGCTGACGCCTCGCTGGCACCGTGTAGAAATTGATATGCACCCCATTTACGCGCGACGGTGATCGTCGTGCCGTCGACGTCGACCAGCGTCACCGCGCCGCCGGCCATCCACTTCGCCCGACGCGCGGCGTAGCGCGAATCGGTCTCGGTCAAACCTTCGCTGGCCTTATGGATCAGGAACGGGATGCCATCGCCAGCAACAAGATCGAGGCCGGCGAGCGGCGTCGGGTCATCGCTGACGGCGTCGCCTTGATAGAGATCGATGCAATAGGGCTTGTTCACCATCATTCTTACTCCAGGATTGGCGCGAGCGGCGGAATCAGATTGCCGGGGACGTGGTTCTCGCGTGGTTTGAGCGCCGACTTTTTGATGCGGAACAATTTCGGAATCTCTCGCTCGCTGTCAAGCAGTTCCTGGACTCGATCATTGAGCGCCTTCTGCGCGTCGGCATTATCCGGCGTGAGCGGGCCACCGTTCTTGCTCTCCGCCTCGGCGACGATGCTCTTGCGGACCTTCTCCGCAGTGTCGAGGAACTTTTGCAAGATCTGAATGTCGTCGACCATCGCCCAAGTCGTGTCGTCGTCGAAGGCGTAAGGTATCTGAACCGTTCTCTGATTCGATCCTTGGCCGATGATCTCGTCATGCGTTCCGGTTAGATGATCAAGCGCGTTGCGAAGATCCATCGCCTTGCGGACTTGGATCGTTTCTGTTGGTCCGGATGGCGGTTTGTCGGAGATCTGAGCGGCGGTGACGATAGAAGCGGATAGCGCGAATGCAGTGAAGGCTGCGATGAAACGTTTCATGGGAACCCTATTAAGAGATTGTGGAGAAACGATCATTGGATCTTTCCTTGATTTGGAGTGCAGCTGACCTTGATGACCTCGCCGGGCCGCAGCGCATAGTTGAACGCCCGCACGAGATAGTTCTCGACCCCGCCATGCTGCGCATTGGTTTCTTGCTGATATAACAGACACGCCCGCAGCGTGATCCGCGTCTGCGTGAACGTGTGCAGCGCGTTTCCGGCCACACAGTTCGCCAGCGAAGCACAGATCAGCACCGTCATCGTCGCCATGTCCATGTTGCTCGTTCTCCTAGCACGCAGTATTCGACGAAGCATTGGAGCCGATGTTGCCGTTGCACCGGCTGATCACGGCGCCGATGCTGTCGTTGTTGGTGTTAGATGTTATCAGATTGCCGTTGATGGCGATTGAGCCTAAGCCAGACGTTCCAATGCCGTAAGCGTTAGCGACGATTGTGCTACCCGAGATGACATAATTGCCGCCGCTGTCCGTCAGGCTTATTCCTGTACTAGAGTTGCTGGCAACGTGGGCGCCGACGAACTTTGAATACGATCCGCCGGCTCCAGCACTGCCGGATTGTGTAGGGATACTAAATCCATTGCCTGTATTACCTGCCGACCAGCAACCAACACACTCCAAAAGGGCCATAGAATTGGTGCCGACGACCACTCCACCAGACGTGTTGCTATCAACATCGCTATTCGTGTTCATAAAGATTTCGCGGTTAGCAATCCCGCCAAGTGACGTTTCAATGGTTATTCCGTATGCGTTCAGAATTGAGCCAGCGGCAATACGGACGCCGCCCATACCGCCGCCGATTATAATCCCGCTATAAGCGCATCCCAAAATGATGCTGGCAGGATCAATATAAAATTCGGCGTTAGGAGCCGAGCTGTAGACGACAATCCCATTTCCGAGACAGTTATTGACATGCCAATTACGAAGGCTGATTTCGCCAAGGCCGGCGCTGGAATTACCCGAAAACTGCGCGCCGCTCCAGATGTTGCTGTCCATCCAGATATTGCTAGACGTGAAAGGGCTGACACCTTGAGCAGTTAACATGTTGCCGCCGGTCGGCGTCCCGGAGTGAGTAAACCTCATATTATTTAATTGAAAATTTGTTATTGTATTTGTGCCATCGCCAATGCTCAGAATGCAATTGGTCGCTCCGGTCGCCTGCATATTGGTGCTGTATCCGCCACCATCAATCATGCCACCTGTGACCGCGCCAGTGATCGTCGCGCAAGTGCCGATCGAATAGGTTCCCGCAGGCACGTGGCACCGCCCCCCAGCTGCAGCGGTATTGACGCAATCTTGCCAAGCCGTCGAACAATCGTGCCCAGACGTACCGCAGCCAGGGTCATGCACCTGCGGCGTATCGTATTGCGACTTGCCGCCGATTGAGAGAGTTCCAACCGCGAGATTGAGATTAGCAATGTCGAATGTGCCATAAGTCGAAGTGCTGTAATTATACTCCTGGGCGTAACCAATGCCGTTGATGGAATCTATGTTCAAATAAGTGCCGCTATTCGGACTTGTAGGCAAGCTCACAGTATCGGCAATAAGAAACTCGCCGCTGCCGATGCCAACATAGCCGGAATTGTTGCTGGTGATGTTGACGCCACTGTAACTCCACGGCGTGTTGATCGCACCACCACTCACCGAGAATCCGGTGCCGAGCGAGACTTGACTCAACGTGCCACTGTTGTTGGAGAGCAAATCGCCCGATGTGCCGCCGCCGATCGAGGTCACGCCGATCGTGATGCTTGATGCGGCCGCTCCGATCACCGTCAGCTTGCCGCTGACGACGACGATCGTCGAGTTGTCGGGATAGCCGCACCCGATCTGCGACGCCGTCATTGTTGTGCAGGAAATCACGCCGGTCGATATTGTCAGCGTCGAGCCGTCACCTTGTACGATGCCTTGCGCGGCCGAAGTGGCGATGGGGAGATATGCGGCACCGACCGTGCCGGAATTGATCTCGGAACCCGCGATCGACTTATTGGTCAGAGATTGCGTGTCGGTCGTGCCGACCAAAAGGCCGCTTGCCGGAAAAGTTTCGGCCTGCCCGCCGATCTCGAACGTGCCGGTAAAGTTCGCCGTGCCCGACACGGTTTCCCCGGCGATGGTAGGTGCGGTGGCAAGCACGACACTGCCGCTGCCGGTGACCGCGATCTGCGTCAGGCTCGGCCCGCTTCCCACGGCAAGAATATCGCCGGGCGTGCCGTTGATGACGCCGGTCGGAGAGCCGCCGCCGACGGTGACATTCGCCGCCGTCGCCGTAATCGAGCAACCGGGAGATGCGACGCCGAGCGTGCACGGCACGCCATTCACGTAAACGTAATCGAAGGCGAGGTCGGTGTTCGTAATGAGACCGGCCGCCGAGACAGAGCCAGTGAAGGTCGGGTTGGCGATCGTCGATCCGGAAGAAAGCACCATCGCCCCGGTGCCGGTGACCGAGTTCGACAGCGTTACGCCGCCGTAAGTAATCGCGGCGGAAAAAGTTGCACCGTCGGAAAAAGTTTGTGGTGCTAACCAACTATTCGCGTGCGACAGGTTGATGCCGAGATTGTTGCTACCGTCGACGGTGAGGCTGCTGTTGATGTTGAGCGAGAGTGTCCCGGCGCTGTAGTTGAGCGGCGCGTCCGTCGCCGTGACCGATTGAACCAGCGAGTTGTTGAGATAGTAACCGTCGCTCGCATTGAACGTGCCGGCGCCGGTGTTGTTCAATGATGATGTTCCGGCGTTCACGCTGCCGTTCGGGTAGTAGATCAACGGCCCGTTCTGAACCCAAGGCTGCGTCGGTCCCGGTCCCGGCTGCGCCGAGGCGGCGGTTGCGAGCAGAGAAAAGATCAGCGCGAGGATCGTTCTCATCCGATTCACCAATAGATCGCAGAAAAGCCATGCCCACTAGACGCGGCATTGCATGTAGTTGCGGTCGTCTGGCCAGGAATGACGGTCCAAGTCTGCCCCGGCGCGAGACCGAACGTAGTCCCGCCAGCGGCGAGTTCCGCCTCGGTGACTGGGCTCACGAATAGCATCTCCGTCGCCGTGGCCGGATTGGTGATGAATCCGCCGTTCGGATTGGCGGGAATCACTTCAACGGGATTGCCTCCCGTCGCGATCTGGGAGACGAGACCGGGACCTGGGGTGACGGGAGTCACTGTCATATCAGTACTTCACGAGCATGATGACGGTGGAGGTCGGTTGGACCGTGGGCACGGCAATCTGAGTGACGCCGCCGTTGATAGAGTTCGTCGTTATCGAGCCAGAATCCTGTGACCACGTTGGTTCCGTCGAGAGTGCCTGGTTTCCCGATGGTGCGTTCGCGCCAGGACCGGCGTTCCAGGGTTGACCACCGAACGCGCCGCCTTGACCAATGCCGACTGCGCCGTCCGAGTTGTGGCCCGTTATGGTGGCGGAACCGCCGAGAGTGACATTCGGGAGAGAACTCTGCGCCAGCGTGCGGTTCTGCGCGCCGCAGTTCACCCCCGGCCCCGTCGCGGCGCAGCCGCTCCCAGAGTTCGTCAAGATATTCGCCGTCACGCCGCCTTGGGTGTCCGCAGCGACCGAGGCGCGACCATTGGCGAACTTGATGTGGAATTGCCCGCCAGGACAAGCGCCGCCGGTCGATCCCGGCGAATAGAGGTCCGTGCTGCCGTAACTCGCGTACAGCGCGGGATAGGTAGTTTGAGACATACAGATGCCGTTCTCGACGAGATAGCCAGACGGGAGGGCGGCGGCTGCCCCACTGAACAGTTTTTCCGTTCCTACCGGATCTGTGCCGGTCGCCGGATTTGTCTGTGTGAACTGCGTGCCATCCCAGATGATCTCGGCGCGGACCCCAGAACCGAAGTCGCCGCCAGCGATCGGGACCAACGCGCCGCCCGATACTCGATAGACAGTCTGCGTCGTCAGAACATTCGAGAAGCCGTTGTAAATCGTGACCGTCGTTGCGCCGGCGGAATTGGAAGAAGCCGGCAGAAAGCGGAGAGGTACGCCGAGTAGATCACTTGATGATGTGACGTTGGGAATCGTCAAAATCACCGCGTTCGACGTGCCGCCGACGTTTGCGCTGGTGACCCAAGTCTGGACCGCGTCAAGCTGCGCGCGCGCCTTGCCGACGTATTGCGAGAGAAATGATCCGGCGGCGACCGCAGCGAGAAGTGCAACACCAATGAAAAATTTTCCGTTTAGCCTCATAATTTGACGCTCCAGATGTTGTTGCCGTAGTAGACGAAGCGTGCGCATTGCCGATTGTAATTGAGCACGACGGCGGCCTCGCCAGCGATAGTCTGTCCGGCCGGCGCGTTCACCGTCACTGGATAAGTCGAGAAGTTCCCCGCCAAGTCCTCGATGCCGTATTCCTGTCCATCTTCCGCGTTCGGCGGCAGCGTCGTCGAGGAAGCCGCAACCGAAACCGTCCTGTTCAAGCCGACATGCCCGTTCGCATCCGCAGTCGTCATCGCGAAGACGCCGCTCGCCGTCACGATCCTCGACGGATAGAGCGTCGAGACTTGAAGCATCGCCTCCATCTGTCCGGCGGTAAGTAAGTTAGCGGCGAGATCGCCTGCAAGCCACGCCTGCGCCGTCGTGCCTTCCTGGCCGCGGAGGAGCGGAAGCGAAACCGAGCCAAATGTGTCACCGGAAACCGTCTGAACGTAGATGATTTCCGTCAGCAGCCCGGTCGCGGCGTCGTTCATCGTCAGCGAGAACTGCTGATTCGAACTCGGAACGGGAAAGAGCGCGCCGGTGCCGGACGCCAGCGTCAGCGTCGTCGCCGTGCTCGAGATCGGGGCGGCCAGTGTCGAGCTGGCGTCATTGCTGAAGATAAACACGGCCATCTATCAGTCCCTCTCCCGGATCAGATGCTTATCACGACCTGATTCTGAAATGGCAGGATCAGCACGCCCGATTCGACCGCTTCAGCCAGAACATTAGCATACATCGGTGGACTCGATCCGCTGGAGAATATCGTCCGCAGCGCGTTGAACGGCATCCTGTTGTAGCCGAAACGGTTGTAGAGCGCACCCCCAGTGATGGTCCGCGTTCCGTAAGAAAGCCGGACGGCAATGATCCCTGGTCCGTAAGTGACGCTGATCTGGTAGGTCTGATCGACGTTCGGCGCCATTCCATTAGGCCCGATCAGGAACCGCATGATCCGCCGCTTCAGCCAGCGAACATTGAAGACATTGCCGTCGCCCTTGTAGAAGTTCCAGGTCATGATCCGCTTGAAGACGTCGTCGGACGTGACCGTGATGTTCCTGGGCCCGACGAGCTTCCGGACGTTGAATCCTAGTTTATTGTAGCCCCAGGTATTCAGCGGGCCGATATCGAGGTTCTTCCCGGAGGAGAGCGCGGGGCGCGTCATCCCGTAGATGCCTTCCGCCACCCAATCGAGCAGCGCGCCGACGATCAATGGATTCGTGTAAACCGGCAGCATGATCGTGGCGAAGAAGGCGACGAACTCGTTGGCGATCGAATTGAACGCCGCGACGAAGGCCTGCAAATTGTCGTCGTCCGCGTATTCTTGATAGAGGTAAGAGCCCATCCAGACGGTCTCGCCAGGGGCACCGAGCGACGTCAACGTGGTCGGCCCCGGCGGTGGGAACGTCCCGACCTGTGGCACCGGCGGATAGGGTGTCGGCGTCTGAGTGACGAAGCCGGAGAATCTATGTCCAGCCGTCGCCGCGTTGACGCTGATGCTTGTCGTCTGATCCGGCGTGAAGAAGTAGGATGCGCCGGGCTGGATCGCGATCGTCGTCTCCGTGACCGCAAGTCCTGCGGGAGCGCCGGTCGGGTCGACGTAGATGACTTCCGCCGTCCCGATTCCTTGCTGTTCCGTCGATGCCGGATTCGTGATGATGCCGCCAAGGAACGGTCCATAGGCAACCGTGACCGCCCTGCCGCCGACGGCAATAGCCGAATTTGCAAGCGGATAAAGCGATATGGGCGCCGTCATCGGTTCATCCCTGAACGAAAGTTATTCCAGCGACCGTGGCCTCGAAATACGATTCCGGGTCCCCGAAATAGAGCTTCGTCCCGCTCTGCGGCGGCGTCGACACGCCGTTGATCGAGACCGCGTAGGTCAGGACCGAGATCTGCGATTCCAGAAGCACGCTGGCGACCGCTTCGATGAATGCGTCGTCGAGCTCCAGCGCATTGATCGGCTGTCCGACCGGAATCGAGTTGACGTAGGCCGCGATCGCCGGGCCGGCGAGTTGCTCGATCGCGCTCTGGGAGACGAAGTTCGGCCCGGTCGTGTTCCAGGTCACCGCGATGGTCACGGTTTGTTGCGGCGGATTGACGAACGTGATCGCGTACTGATCTGGGTAATCGTAGATGCTGACGGTGACGTTCCGTAGGTTCGGCGACAGCACGCCGCCGCTGACGTAGGCCGGGAAGCCGGTCGTGTTGACGTTGATGGTGAAGTTCTTCTCGTCAATGATCGTTTCGACGGTGAAGAGGATGCCGTTGAGATTAGTCATCCCGACGATGCCGGTCGCCGTCGCCTGCTGTCCGGCGCTATAGCCGTGATTGATGTCGGTCGTGATCTGCGCGCTCACGGCTTGGGTGACGGCGGTGATCGCGAGCGTCGATCCGGTGACTCCCTGAATGTTGATCCCGGAATCGCAGATTGCGTTCGCTACTTCGTAAGGATCGCCGCCGCCGACGATGATCTCCCAGTTCCCGTTTTCCGCTTGAACGACGGAGATCAATCGCTGCTGGACGCCGGGGACTTGGCCCAGCAGCGTCTTCAATTGCTGCGGCGCCCCGGTGGATATGGCTTGCCCGGCCTGAACGACGCGCGCGCGGTACTGCGCCTGCGTCTCCGCAGGGCCGCCGGAAGTCCCCGGCGTCGGATTCGTGCAAGTGAGCGTGATGGTCCCTGGAACGGAAGTCACGATCTGCGAGACGGAGTTCGTCGGCACCGCCCAGGTGCCGGGGATCGTCGCTTGGCAGAAGATCGGCGAGGAATAGCCGCTCGACGTCGTGACGCCGCCGTTCTGGATGATGTACTGGTACGTTCCGTCGGAAACCGTGAATCCGACCGGGATGACATAGCCCGGCAATGGGTTTGAGCTGGCGTCCTCCGCGTAGAAGACGACGTAGACCGACGTGTTCGTCGGCACCGCCGGCGCAGAGCCCGGCCCGAGATAAACCTGCCCAAGTTGGGACAACATGAACGGGTTCGCGGTCGATGGTGAGATCGAGTTGATCGTCTCGACCGCCGCAGTGTCGCACATCACCAGTGCGCCGACTTCGGTGGACGAGATGTCCTCGATCAAACTCGCTGGCAACGTGAAAGTTATCCCGGGAACGACGGCCGTGACCGAAGCGATGAGGTCCGCGAGCAGCGCCGCCGGCGGCGTCGGCTGCGCGCCAGATGGGCCTATCGTGAAGTCGTAGATGTTCGACATCGCGCTCTCATTCCGGAATTTGTTGCGTGATTTTTACACCAGTGTTCGTTGTAACATTTATCTGATAGGTCGGCTTCGTCGCCCCAGGCACGCGCGAGACGATCAACGCAGCGAAGTATTGCGCGAACAGTTGTTGCGTCCGCGCGACGTAGTAATCGGGCCAGACCTGTTGGATGACGGACTGTTCGGCGGGTAAGCCGAAAGAAGCATAAAAAGGACTTTCACCCAAATTAAGTAAAAGAACCTGACAAAGAGTCACGAGCCATACCAAGTCATTCGACCCAGTTACTGGATCGGTCTCAATGGCTTCCCAGTACGGATACCCGGGCGGCTGCGGCTTCGCCCGCGTCCCGTCCGGATTGAGATAAAACACCCTTCCCCACGTCCTAATGGCGGCCTCCCGATTCCCTACTGCGCCGTGAGGATAGTCGTTAGCTGCGCGGAGGTCATCTGCTGAGTTGGAGGCGAGCCGTTCGAGGGATGCGTGTGATTATTGAACAGGGCCTCAAACGCGGCGGTGACCAGACGACTGACTTTCTCCGTCGCGGCAGTGCCCGCGATGACCACTCCACCGGATTCATTCAGCGTGAGGGTGACCGTCTTCGCGATGTTGCGGAGGATGGTTCCGTTCGGCCCGTAGATCACGACCGCGTTCGGATCGTCCGTCGCGCTGAAGTTCTTGTTCCCGATTGAGAGGAAGATCAGCGACGAGAGATTCGCTTGGAGGGAAAGATCGGCGGTCCCGCCACCGAGCCCGGAAACGCCGCCGAGATAGACGTCCGACGGAATCACGACCCCCTTGTCGCCGATTTGCGTCGGCATCCGGACGTATTCCGGCCCGGCGATAGGGACCGTGACGTTCGGCAGCGTGTAGGGCGAGTTCGTCGTCGCGGCGAGCAGGAACTTGACCGTGACGATCGAGTTGGAGACCGAGACGACCTGGGCGGGCAAGACGTTCCCAAGTAGCGCCATCGCGCCGCGAATCTTCTTCTCCGCGAATTGATTGAGCGACCGTGCGAGCGGAATCTTTTGCCAGTTTCCAGCGTCCATGATGGTTCCTATAACGGCGGATTGCTTGCTAATACTTGCTGATTCGGCGCAAGCGTAAACACGGTTACCCACGCATCAGCACTTGGTTGTCGGAAGTCTCCGTAATGATGAATGTCATGAATCCAGAATCCTCCTTGAAAAGTCGCCTTCAAATTCACCAACGATGAATTAGCCGCTTGCGTGTTCTTGATCAAATACGGAGGCAAGGTTACTTGCTGGAAAACCGTCAGATCGCCCCGCATGACGGTCTTCATGGAAATCATCCCTGCCTCGATCCATGTCGGCTGCCCGATGAGGTCTTGAAATGCGATCTGCTTGGCGTTGCCTGTCTGCGGATTGCTGTTGTCGGAAATCAAAAAACCACCTTGCGAAGTGACTACGATCATGACGCCCGGATAGCCTTGCGTGCCATTGGGGTCGATCGAGTTCTTGCTTAGTTGTTGAACGATCCAGCCGAACTCTTCGATCGTCGGATATTTGCCGAATTGACCTGGCGCTGGCGTGGCGATGTTGGGATTAATGTTGCCGAGCGTGATCTGCGCGCCGGGATACGCCGTCTGCAAGGCGTTCTGAATCGCTTGGCCGAATGGCGTTCCGGCTTTCCAATTCAGGACGATATTCTTCGGCTTTCCGAGTGTTCCAACACCACCCGTATTGGACGATGTCGCGAATGGTCCCGGCATGACGACGAGGTCCAACGTCATCGCCGTTCCAATCCAATTTCCAAACGCCTGAAATATCTTGCCTTGGCAGATGAGACCTTGTTCGGCCGGATTTGCTAACGGAAGTCCTTTTGCCATCCCCGCAAAAACTTTGATGTTCTTGCCAGCGAGATTGTTTGCTTGGCTGATTTCCTGAAGGCTGATTCCCCAGATGCGAACGGTGCCGAAATTCGCTGGCGTGGCGGCGTTGATGATCGCGATGTCGATTTCGACGTTCCAAGCCGACGGCAACGTCTGTCCGTTCGCGTAGCTTCCGTAGCTTTGATTTCCGAGCAAATTGCCAAAACCCGGAGGGGTGTAAAGCGCGCCTGTTTTGGCGTCGGTGATGATGATCGAATAGAATCTCATGGCGAGACTTCAAATTGCGAACTGGATTCGCGAAACACGAGTGATGACGTGAACGGAGTTCCGTTCTCATCGCTGAACCCGCCGACCAAATTCAGATTAAAATTCGCGACGCCGAAACTTGTCGCGGCGCCTGGATCGGGAGCAAGATCGTATTGAAATTTGGTAGGGCTGATTATCAAGCAATCAAACAATCCGCTGTACGCGCTCGGCGTCGCTCCAGAGATTGTCAGCGCGACAACGCTGCCGATTGTATAGCCGTGCGGCGCTTCTGTGGTCGCCGTCACGATTCCGATCGTTGACCAAGACAGAGATTCGATGATGATGCCGCTCGGAGAGGCGATCAACGGTTGCGAGACGATCAACGCGCCATTGAGCGAATAAAGATTCAGATACCATCGTTGCCCGAAGACATTCCAAGTCACCGTCGCGTTATAGGTCTGCCCGTCCAAAACTGGTTGAAAGGAGAATGCTTGTGACGTGCTCGGGACGAAGTTCGTAAACGTGGTCATGGCTGAGGTGCCACAGTGCCGCCGCCGGCCGGGTTAGCGAGAGCGGGAACGGTGGCCGGTCCAGCATCGCTTACTGTCGTGCCGACGTTCGTCGAGAGACCGTATGGTGATGCCGATGTCACGGCCGTTCCGTTAGTAATTTGGCTCATGAGACCGTTAAGTGATTGCTGCGCCCCGACCGCATCGGAGAGTGTCAGCAGTGGTTGTTCAAAGTCCCACTGCCAAGTGTTTTGCGCTTGTTTGTCGTTCGTGTTCGACGTGTCGAACAGCCGCTTGAAGACGCAGCTCGTGAAGAAGAACGACGGCGTCGCACAGATGTAGGTTCCGCCCTGTGCGTTGTGCTGCGAGAGCGCGGCCCGGAGCGCGAGCATTGTCGCCAGCTTCACCGCGTAGCCCGCTTCACCGCTTGCCGGGCAGATCATCCGGTAAGAAACCGGAAGCGATTGCCGAATGACCGCGTTCGCCGCGGTCGCTTGGTTGGCGAACGGATACTTGCCGAGTTCCTGCGCGAGCATCTCCGTTCCTGGCAGCGGGTGGAAATTCGCGAAAAAGTCGTCGAGATTGGCCAGTTCGCTGCCGCCAGAAAGCAAACCTTCAGTGAAATTCGCCGCTTCGGTCAAACTGACTATGGGTAGCATATTGCCGGGCATCCCCGTCGCGATGCCGTTTTGCAAAATGATCGGCGAAAGCTGGAAGCTCAAGCGATATGCGGCAAGACCAGGAGAGATACCCATCGGCTATTTCCTTCGGAGTGGTTTTCTCATCCTGATCGTTCGAGAGGCTTCTTCGAGCGTTCTCCGTCGGCGGTTATGAAACATCAGAGAACCAGGAAAACGGCGCTTGATAATGTCGTACAAGCATGATGCGAAAGTAAGTTCCTTACGATAAACCGCCATCTTTAGTTTCCTGTTTTCAGTCCGTTGACGATGGTGGCGACATTCGCGCCGGTCGTGTTGTGAATTTCGACCTTGACCGAACTGTCTCGATATTGATTGTAGCTGGCCGCGCGTTCCAGATAACGCTGCGTCTCCGCCGGCAGCACGGCGGGATTGTCGCCAGCCCTTTTGAATCGGTTCGCGGCGCCGGGACCGGCGTTGTAAGCGGCGAGAACTTCGGCGATGTTGCCACCATATTGCCGGTAAAGATCGTTCAAAATCGCTTGGGCAACTTTCTCGTTATAGGCCGGATCAGTTAGCCGCGAGGGATCGTACCCGTATTGCCGCGCGGTGCCCGGCATGATCTGGTAACGCCCGATCGCACCTTTCGGACTGATGGCGGTGTCACCGCTACCTTCCAATTTACGAACCAAACCTAGAAGATCAGATGATGTATGGAGCGCGCGATCGAGAAAACTGCCTTTTTCAATAGTCGGATCAAAGGTGCCGAGTGGTCCCAGATCGAGCAATGGCTTATCGGAGAAGATGCGACGGCCTCCGGCATCCTCAGTCTTGGGAAGCTTCCCGGTGATCCATGTAGAAAAGTCGTCGATAACAGTCCCAAATTTTTTGACCGTTTGCTTGAAGTCGTCGCCACCGATATAGCCTGCGAAAGCCTTCAAAGCGTCTCCCGATTCATCGACCCATTTCTTGAGTTCTGGGACACCAAACAAAGAACTGATGAGTTCCTGGATGCCTTCCGAAAGTTTTTTCAGACCAGGAGCGAGCGGAACGAGACCTTGGATGAACGTGTTTTTGATGCTCTTGCCGGAGAAATCTATGTACATCGTCAAATCTTGCCACTTCATCAACGTGTCGTCGTCGATTTTCAGCTTCCGCGCGTAGTCGGCTTGCGTCGCCAGAGTCCTTTCAAATTCCGCGGGCCTAGTCCGTTTCAATCGTTCGAGATCGAACTCCGAGACGCCTTGCAGACGATAGGCTTGGATCGTCTGAGCGAACAATCTCGGATCGGTCCTGTCGGCGAGTTCCTTTAATTTGCGAAGATAGGAGATGCCGAGTTCTGCGGTATCGCCACCCGGCCGCACACCGAGACTGAGCAGTCCGACGCTTTTGGTGATGTCGAATCTCGCTCCCGCCACGGCTTCTAAAAAGCCGGGACCGACGAAACGTTCGGTGCCGGTCTGGAACGCCTCTTGGCCGCCAAATGTCGTTCCCAAGCCAAGCGCGGAGCGGCGGCCAGCAGCGGCGCTGGCGGCGAGGCGGTCGATCCCGAATAAGCCGCCCGCACCGATTAAGCCGGAAACTATCCCGGTGATTCCGCTCCAACGAATCAGCGAAATCGTCGCTTCCTTGATGTTCGTCGAGAAATTCTTGGTGTACGTGGACATCTCGCGCCAGAACCGGGACGACCGTTCCAGATGCGCGTTTGTGGCGTTTTGCTCGGCCGCCGCGATGCGCGCGAGGTCGTTCTGCGCCAGGATGGCGGCGGCGATCGCCTCGAAGCCCTTCCGCTGCGCCTGGATCTCCTTGGTCGCGGCGGCCCAAGCGCCAGGAGCTTTCTCTAAAGTTTTTTGATATTTTTCATAGAGATTTGCAAAATTTTTGAACGCCGCGTCATCGACCTGAACGTCTATTATACTTTTGACGGCCATCTAAAGCCCCCGCGCATAACGTTGCCGGAATTGATGGGCGTCGTCGAAGTCCAGCCCGATCTGCTTGGCGAACTCGCCGAAGCCTTCGTTCGCCACCCAACTCAATGCGGCAGCAATGCAGGTCTGCCTTCCGCGGGCGCATTCGCAGGATCCGGTTTGTGCGCCGCAGACGCAGACGCCGGTTCGCCAGAACTGGCGGTCGCGGTCGACGTCCCCAAGGAACTCGCGAAGGCCGTAGCGTTCAATGGCGAGAGTCGCGCGTCCCAAAGGTCCGCCACCGCCTCGAGCATCTGCTTGCGCGGCTCGCGGGGCAATGTGGCAGAAGTCGCAATAAAAAAAAGGACGGCGTTCTCGACCTCCGCCTTGTCTTCCGAATCGAGCTTCTTCTGCGCGACTGCGACTTCGAGCGGGATGGCGTGCCAGCCTTTTTCTGTTGGAACAATCACGTTCGTCAAACGCCTGATTTCCTCGACGAGTCCTTTGTCGACGCCGTCGTCTCCGTCCCAAGCGTTCGACGCCATCGCGATGTTTTTCAAGATGCGCATGGCTTTCGCCGGTCCAGCGGTAACGCCGAGACCGAGGCCAAAGCATCCGGAATATGTCTGCGCGAGGATGATCTCGTACTTTTCCAGAACCTCGCCAGCGAGCGGGACGGAGTGAACCCATGCGATGACCGTCCGCGTCATGACCGGCTTACCGTTCTTCGTTTCTGGCTTTCCGTCAGAGCCGAACTTGGCGATTTCCTCACCGTAAATAGGGACTACAAAATTCAGATGCCGGTTGATCTTCAGCCCCACGCGCGCTCTCCCGTCAGTTGAAGGCGTTGGCGTTGACGTAGTAGACGCCGCGCAAAGTAATTCCCCACAATGGCGTCGTGCCATTGAAGGTCATTTCGCCGACGCCTTGAATCGCCATGCGATTTAATTGGTAAGGACCAAGCCCAGATGAGACATCTGGCCATGCCGTCCCATCGCCGATGATCGAGTTGGATTCCATCTGAGACTTATAGGCATCGGAAAGTGATTGAGTCTTCAGCAGCGAGATGAGGAGGCTCACCGGCATGTATGGCTGCGGCGACTGAACAATATTAGTCATCGTCTCGTGCTGAATCGTCGTCGATCCTTCCAAACGAAGCAGCAAACCAGCTTTGTCCATGAAGGAAGCCGTGACATTCAGACCAGAGAAATTCGCCCAATTAACTGACGCCTTTAGCAGGTTCAGTTGGCCCTGGTCGATGAGCGGATTGCCCATGCTTCAGCTCCTCACGTCGTGAAGGACGATACGCTGATGTTCACCGTGATCGATTCGAACCCGATCAGCGGCGTGTAGTCGATCGAGATGCCATCGTAGGTCCCGGGCGCGTAGTCGTTCGGGTTCTCCGTGACGTAGCTCGCGAACGGATCGGCGTTGACCACCGTGAAGCCGTCGTAGGTCCCGTTGTCCAACGCGGCGACGAAGTCCGCGGCGTCGAGCGTCGTCATCTTTACGTTGTTGAGCACGAGTCCATCCGTGATGCCGGTATTCATCGTCGAAACGGCGACTTGTTGCAGTGTGTTGATCCCGGCTTGATTGTAGTAGATCGGATTCTGCGGATTGTTCGCCGCCTCGATCAGCGCAGCGGTGATGTTCACCGCGAGGTTAGTCTGCACCCAATCGATCGAATACCAATAGTTGAACGGATTGCCATCGAGCGTATTGCCGCCGATCAGGATGTTCGCCGAGATTCCGCCCGCCGCGCCGGTGCCGACGAAGTTGACGTTGCCGACGTTGAGTTCTGTGAGCAACGCCGCATTGCCCTCGGTCGGAAACGGTGTCACGCCGACAAGGTAGGACAAGTTGAGCGGCGTGACTTTGTTGGTCGATGACGGCTTGTAATTCAGCGTCACGCGGAAATCGGAGGCGTGGCTGAACTCAGTCGGCGGGATGCCAGCGGAGGCGTATTGGCTCTGAACGAGCGTGCCGAGCTGCGTCTCCGCCCCGGTCGCTGCCGGGACGTTGAAGACGATCGCGTCGGTGGCGGTGCCGGGAAGCGCGAGGAACCAGCCGTTGTATGCGGCCGGAAGATTGCCGGAGAGCTGGAAATACTCACCCGGAGAGACGCCGTGGTTCGTCGTCGTCACCGCCGTCGCCGTCCCAGAAGTCTGTGTCAGTCCGGTCAGCGCGTTCGCCGGCCAGACGCCGTAAGCCGGACATTCGATCATGAGATCGACGCACTTGTCCGTGTCGGGATAAAGCTGCCAATTCTGCAGCGTCGTCGTGACGAAGAAGTAAATCTTCGACGTCGTCGCGTTGAAGTTCGCCAGGAAGGCGAGGAACGAGGCGTTGCCGTCCCAGGATCGCGGCACGAGGTACGAGTAGAACGTGTTCGGGTTCGCCGCGATCCATGTCGTCAAGAATGCGACGCCAGCACTCGGTTCCCCCGGACCCAACTCGAGGACGGTAACGCTCTGTGCGGTGCCTTGCGCGAAGAAGGTCGTCGCCATCGCGACGAGCTCGGCCTGGTTCCGCGGCGTATAGGTGATCGTTCCCGTCGCGGGCGACGTGCCGCCGTCGGAGGCCAGCTCGTAAGTGAACTGCGACACCGTCGTGGCAGTGGCAAGGACCGTGCCGTTGTAAACCGCCGGAATCGCCCCGGCGATCATGGTAAGGAATTGGTCGCCGACCGCGACGCCGTGGTTGACCGACGCCGTTGCCGTCGCGACGCCTCCTGACCACGACAGGTTGGAGATGGCTAGCGGAGCCGCCAGGATCGGCGTCAGGTCGGAAGGCTGCGTCAGGAGAGACTTCGTGCCCGGGCTCGTGTTCGTCCCGCCTTGCGAGATGAAGGCTCCGGTCTTCTGCAGCGTCGGTGGTGCCGGGGCAACGAGAACGCTTACGTTGACGGAAACTATCGGATTGCTCATACGGCGATTTCCTTCTCAGTGACCGCCGACTACGCTGCGCGGGATGCTGCCGCAGAGCGCGGGAACGATGAATTGGCCGAAATTGGCGAACACGACTGGACCACCGGGATTGCCGACCGCGACCACACTCCCGGCTCCCAAGTTGATCTGCTCTTGAAATCCGGACGGATTGACCGGCCGGGCCGGGATGGCCAATGGGACGAGACCCTGCGGCATGACGTTTTCCTTCTAAGATCAACTGGCCGGGATGCCGATGTTGTTCGTGGTCGGCGCTGCGGTCGACAACTGGCCGACCCAGATTTGCGACGAAGACGCCGCGATGGAGTTGGCGCCGATCGAGATGCAATTCGGGCTGAGGATGACGTCGCCGTTCGGTGAGCCGAGCGCGTTGGAGATCGCGGCCGTCATCGCCGTGCCAAAGCTGTGAAGCAGACAATCATCCAGCCAAAGATAACGATCCATGCCGCCGGATTGGACGAGGACATGGACGTTGCCGGCAAGTCCGTTCCAACACTGGAACGCGCTGGATCGGATGATGTTGCGCGGCGATCCGCCGACGATCTCGATCGTGGCGTTCGCGTTGTTGATCCGTTCGATGGTGTCGAGGCCGAAGGTGCAGCCGACGAACAGGTTTTCGCCCGCGCCGCCGATGGTGAGAGAGCGCATCGCCGCCGCCGCTGCGACGTTGGCGTCGCCGCCGCCGAGGAACTGGACGTTCGAGTAGAAGTTCCGACCGCCGGCCTCCTCCCAACAAATCGGCGTGGTCGGTGCCGTCAGACTCGACGCGCCGTAACCGTAGAAGGTGCCGAGATTGACGAATGAACAACCCTCCGCTGTGACGTTGACCAGCGGGCCGAACGCGGTCCATTGAATCTGCGTGAGGCTGTCGGCGACAGAAATTCTGCCTCTGTCGTTGTCGGAGGGAGCGGATAGACCGACCAGGGAGACGCCGTTCTTGGCCCAGTTCAGCGTAGCGGATTGGTGCGACGTCCCCATCAGATAGACGACGTCATTATTGTTCGCCACTGCGGCGTTTTGAGCGGCGGGGAGCGTCGCGAAAGGGAGCTGCGCATTGCCAGGATAGTTGTCGTTCCCGGTCGACTCATTGACGAACCACGAGTTTCCGATGGCGGCACTGTTGGTGACCCGGACGGCGATCGGCCCCTGCGGCATGGTAGCCCCTCCTGATGGCGGCCGGCGGAATTGAGGCCGCGTCGAAGTTCCGATTCCACCTTCTACAGCAGAACGAGCCTCCGCACTAGCGGGTTTCAGGCCGCCTCGTCCGCTTGGCCGTTGATGTAGTAAGTCGGGATCGCGGTCTTGATGATCTTCTGCGCGACGTCGCGGATGCGACTCTGGTGATACGAGATTTCCCAGGTGAGCGACTTCTTCATGGCGATGGTGCCGAGCTCGGCCTGCGTCCGCTTCTCGTCCTGCGGAGCAGGCGAGGCGCTCATCAAGCCGAAAATGCCGACATCGGTGCTGTATTGATTGACGCAATCGACGAAATCCATCGCTTCGTCGTTCCTGGTCCCCCAGAGCGTGATCTTCACCCGTTCGGCGCAAAGCTGATAATGGCTTGATCTCGACCCGATGCGCGGCGCCAGCGCCAGCGGCCGCGTGCTTTCCGGGAAGATGTGCACCGCGGCGAACGGCGGCACGATGTTCGGCGGCACGAGGAACGACGGGTAGAGCGTGATCCCGGGGTTGCCGAATCCGTAGGGCGGATCATAGCCGTTCAGCGCCAGCCAAGCCGGCAGGCTGTTCGAGACGACGACGCTGGAATCATCGAAATCAGAAACGTCGTCGACGAGCTGGTTCTCCATGTCGGGGTAGACGGCGTTGCCGAAGTAATGAAATAGCGACGCCTGCCGGTAGAAGTTCTTCCGGTTCGAGAACGCGAACCGCTGGCCCTCGAACTCGGCGACGTAGAGCAGCGTGGGGCCGACCTTGTTAAGGTCCTGGACCTCCTCGAGCGACGTGAAGGTGACCGCGTTCACCGCCAGCGTCTCTGCCTCTTCCTGGCGGACGTCGATGGCATAGTGGAGCGATCCGAGCGCCTTGATCTTAGGCAGCGGCATATCGGCGCTGGAAAGCTGCGCCGCGGCGACGATGTTGGCGAGCGTCACGGCGCTGAGCAGGTCGGCTCTTATCCAAAAAACCCAAGAATCGAGAGGCAGAACGATTTTGGCGTAGAGCGTGAACTCGACGCGCTGCGTCAGTGATATGGTCTCGACGCCAGCGGCGAGGTCGCTGGCGAGCGGCGTCTTGGCGGCTGCGGCTTCCTTGGCTGAACTCATTTTCCGTTCCTCATGCCGCGATCAGGTCAGAAGCCTTGACGAAGAACTTGGTAGCCGGGGACGTCGCGATCACCGCCCCCGTTCCCTGCCATTGATACGTCCATTCCCCAGGGCCGGAAGGCACGAACAGCATGTAGTAAACGCCGACGCTGGTCCGCACGATGGGAGTGCCGGGACCGTATTCCGTCACGTTGCCCGACGGATCCTCGACGTACAAGATCGTCGTCGTCGGATCGGCCGGGATGTTGGCGGCCACGTTGTAGAATTTCCCGTTGAGCTGGATCTGCGTGTCGATCTGATACATGTTCATGACCGAGGAGCCTTTCCGATGTCGCTCGCGAATACCACGAAGGACGCGAAATCGCTGGCGACGCAAGTGTCTGGCGCCACCGGCGTGATGTTCGCTGGGTCGAGGTTGACGGCGACTTGATAGGCCGGATCGGGCGGAACCCACCCGATCAGGACTGTGAGCGGCACGCTCGATCCTAGGAACGGCGGGTTCTGCGGCTGCGGCGCGCTGACGGGGATGGGCAACCGCAGCGGTTGATCGGGCTGGTATCCATATCCGAGCCAAGCGATCTCGATCTCCAGCGGCTCTTTTGCGCCAGCGAAGGGAAACGGACCGGATGGAACCGCCAAGATGCGCTGCTGGATCGGTTCCGGCGCGAGCCAATTCACCAAGACTTCGACGGGAACCTTGGCTCCGACCAGCGGCGGAATGGACACCAGCAGCCCTGGCGCGGTCGCCCGTCGCGTTTGGACGTCCGGGGCTGGAACGGCCCACCAGGAAAGAACGTCTTGTCCCACGCCCACGCCACGCGGAACGAAGGCCGTCCTGGGAACGATCTTCGCGGTGATGACTTGGTCCGGCGCGAGAGCCACCCACCAAGACAGGACATCCTGACCAATGGCGGTGCCGCGCGGCAGGAAGGCCGTTTGCGGGACCACCTTGGGGATGAAGACCTGGTCAGGCGGCGGTATCTGCCACCAAGCCAGGACCGGCAGCGGTACGCTCGACCCGATCGGCGTCTTTTGCGGCGCGCTCGGCGGCGTCCGTAGCTTCGCCGTCTGCGCCGCAGGCGGCTCAATGGATTGCCACCACACCATGACAGGCGCGGGAACTTGCGACCCGAACGGTTGAACGTGAGCACTCGGCGGCGTCAGCGACGGTGCGGTCTGTGGTTGCGGTGATATTGGCGACCACAACGCTTGGATAATCTCCAACGGAGCGCGGGAACCGGGGAATGGCGGGTTCTGCGGCGTCGGGCCGTTGGGTGGCGTTAATGGTGGCGCTACGATTGGCTGCGGGTCAGGCGGCAGCCAGTTGAGTTGCACTTCGTCGGGCAATCTTGCGCCAACCAGATGGGTTGTCGGCGCTGGCCCACTCGGCTCCGTCAGCGACGCACCCACGATTGGTGCCGGATCTGGCGGTAGCCATGTCAGTAGAACCGGCAACGGCACCTGAGCGCCGCCAGCAAACGGCGGGTTTTGCGGGATCGGCGGCGGGACAGTCTGTACTCTTGCCGGCAAAGGCAAAATCGGAGGCAACCACGCCAGCAGTTCCGCCTCGCGGAAGTTCGATCCGATCAGCGGCGGGTTCTGCGGCACCGACCGCGGCGGAGAAAGCAATCGCGCCGCTTGGAACGCGGGAGCGGGCGGCAGCCACGAGGCCAAGATCTCGGTCGAGACTTTCGTCCCGATGGGCGTCGGCGGCGGTGCCGAGCGCGGCGTCAACCGTGCCCCGATTTGGAATGGCGGATCCGGCGCGATCCAGGCGTCGAGGACCGCTATCTGCGACGCTGGGGCGAGGACGTAGGCGGGCCCCCTGAGTACGGCGGACTCTGGCAATTCCACAAAAATCGGCGGTGCATACCAAGAGAGAACTTCTAACGACACCTTGGTGCCAGGGAACGGGATCGGCACTGCCGGTCCCGGCTGCGGAGGCGTCAATCGCGCGCCAGTTTGTGGCTGCGGGGCGTGAGGCAGCCAAGCAATCTGAATCTCCACCGGAACCTTGGTCCCGGGGAACGGCGGATTTTGCACTGCGGGCCCGCTCGGCTCCGTCAGCGAAGCTCCGATTTGGAACATCGGATCGGGCGGCAACCAAGAAATCAAAACTTCGACCGGCACCTTCGCTCCGACTGGCGGCGGCGGTTGTCCCGCTGGCCCGCTCGGTGGAAGACGCGGCTGGGTTCTGATTGGTTGAGGCGGCGGCGGAATCCAGCCGACGAGAACCTCGATCGGAACCTTGGTCCCGATAACGGGCGGGTTCTGCGGAATATTGCTGCTGAGGACGCCGGAAGGCGCCAAATCAATGATGGCTGGCGGCTTCGCCCATGAGATCAAGATCGGCAACGGGACGCCGATCGACATAACGGCTGGCGGGTTTTGCGGGGCACTTACCGGCGGAGAAAGATTCCGAACCGTCTGGAAGGCCGGGTCTGGCGGTAGCCACGTTTCCAGGACCGCGCCGAATTGCTGCGATGTTGCCCCCGGGAAGGGCGGGTTCTGCGGCGTGGGTCCGCTCGGCGGTATGAGATTGCGCGCGACTTGGAACGCAAAATCGACGCTGGCCGGCGGCGTCTGCCACGAGAAGTTTTCGACCAGCGGCCTCGTGAACGGCGTCACCGGGGCTTCGATGGGAGGCGATAGCAGCCGAGTAGTTTGGAAAACCGGGTCGGTCGGAAGCCATGAAATCAGGACCGGCAACGGCACGGCGGTCCCGATCGACTGGAACGTGGACAACGTCAGATTGGGGCCGGTTTGGAACTGAGGATCGGGCGGAATCCAGTTGATCTGGACCTCAAGCGGAACCCGCGACCCGACCGGAGTAGGCTGCGGCGCCGACCGCGGGGGCACCAACAAGCGAACGGTTTGGAACGGCGGGTCTGGCGGCAGCCAGGCGTTCTGCACCACGACTTGTTGCGATACGAGAGGCAGCACGAAGCCCGGAGCCGCCGCCGACGGCGGCAACCCGTTGATCGGGATCGAGACGACCGTGGTCGCCGACCAAGAGTTCAATACCGACTGCGGTACTTTGGTCCCGGGAAACGGCGGGTTCTGAGCAAGAGGCGCAGAGATCGGAGGATTGAGAAGCCGCGCTGTTTGGAAGGCCGGATCGGGCGGAATCCAGGCGACTAAGACGGGCAGCGGCACGCTGCTTCCGATTACGGGCGGATTTTGCGGGGCCGAGATCGGCGGCGTCAGCAGTTCTTGGCAGTACGGCTGCTGGTTGCCTTCGTAGATCGGCGGCGGGGGTGGCAGCCAAGCATTGAGGATTTCGACCGGGACGCGGCCGCCAATCACAGGAGGATTCTGCGGCTGCGAGAGCGGCGGGTTGAGATTGGTCGCGACGATGGGCTGCGGCGGCGCAGGCGTCCACGCGCCAAGCACGACCGCCAACGCCATCGCGGCGGCGCCCATGAATGGCGGGTTTTGAGGTTGGGATTGCGGCGGAACCAGCAGCTTCTCTTGAAGCGGCTGCTGGTTGCCGACATTGTAAAGGGGCGGGTGGTAGAAGATGCCCATGCCGCCCCTCTAAGCGCGGCTTACGAAAGCCTCGTCAGTTGGCTTAGACGCCCTCGGCGTAATTGATCCCAACTGCCCAGTTCGACAGCGAAGCCGCCGCCGCTGGCAGGAAGAGGCCGAAACCGGAGCCGAACGCCGGCGGCAGGTCGATCTGCTCGCGCGGGGTCGCGACCCAGAGATAGCCGTTGAGAACGTTGAAGTTGTCGCCGAACATAATGGTCTTGGAGCCGGCGTTCTCGGCCGAGGCGTTGATGCCGCAGGTGCCAACCGCGCCGGTCGTCGCGCCGGAGACGATCGAGGCCGTGGTGTCGCCGAGCTTCAAGTGCTTTGGCGTGGCGCTGACCAACGTCGGGAAGGCCGAAGCCTGGGTCTCCGCCTCGATGCGTTGCTGCGCGGAAGTCGCGGAGCCCTGCTGCGACGCCCACATGCGGAGGACCAGGATGTCGACCGACGGCGCCGCGGGCGGATTGATGTAATCGAGCGTGATGGCTGAGTTCGCGAGCGTGAGGCCGTCGCCGCCAACCGTAAATTCACGAGACATGGTGCATGGTCTCCGCTGATGTTGTCTTAGCCGATTGCGACCTGCCCTGTTGCACCAAGTCGCTGAGTCTTGCTCTTAGCACGGCGACCACGGATTTCCAATCCCCGTCGTGAGGTTGCCGAAAGCACGTCGCCGACGGATACCAGGGATTGTCAGTGCGGCCGCGAATCCAGAGCCAATATGTTCGATACGATGTCAGCATCACCCATGTTTTGACGCCGACCGTGCCGGCCAAATGAGCGACCGACGTGTCGACCGTGATCACGAGATCAAGGCCGGCGATGACGCAGGCGGTGTCGAGGAAATTCTTCACCTTCGAGCCGACGTCGAAGATGTCCATTTCGTCGAACGCGGCCTTGTCGGTGTCCCTGATGTCGAGTTGCAGGCTGTAGAACTCGACGCCGGGAATCTCGAACAGCGGCGCGAGTTCACGCAGCGGGATGTTGCGGACGCGGTCGTACTGGCTCTCGCGCGATCCGGACCAGCACAGGCCAACGCGCAAACGCGGCTCGCCCATCAACATCCCGGATTTCCACTTCGCCTTGAGTTGGAGCGGCAGTTGATACGGAGCTGGTGGCGGGCAGGTATCGACATCGGTGCCGAAGCAATGGGCCAAGCTCATCATACGAACCCAGTAATCGTGCTTCGGCGTCTCATCCTTGATCTGGAGCATCAACCCCGGCAGCGTGGCGGCGAGTGGCTGCATGACCGAGGGGACGGCAGCGATCACTTTAGCTCCGCACTTCCGCAGCATCGGCACGTAGCGCAGGAACATGATGTTGTCGCCGTGACCCATCTCGCCGACGATGAGGATGGTCTTGCCGTCGAGCGGCTGCTTGCCGGTCCACTCTGGCGTCGAGCGCGGTGGCAGTTTCATTTTCTTGCGATACTCAAAATCCACGAAGCCGTCGCGCAAATTGCCGAGCACGAGATTGCAGAAGCCGCGCCCGAAGCGCGCCGCGTGCTCATAAGGCTTTTCCACATCAGGATTGTCGATCAGCATGTCGTAGTTGGTGATCGCGTCCTCGTGGCGCTGCACCTGCATGAGCAGGTGGCCAAGGTTGAGCCGCGCGACGTGGTAGAGTGGGTCATTGCGGAGAATGGCGTAGAGGATTGACAGCGCCTCGTCAGCACGTCCTAGTTCTCCAAGCGCAACGGCCCGATTGCATAGCGCGGCGCGCATATCCTCCTGCATCTGGGCAATGGCTTGGTCGAGCCACGGCAATGCCTCCTCAAAATATCTTTTCTGAACTAATTCGAGGCCAATCATAAGCCTGCCGTGAGCGTTTAAATCCGGCATAGAGTTCATCGGCTTCCTACTCCTGGAAAATGCAGCACCATCATTTTGCCTGGGTTCTGCGGGGGCGACGATGGAGGCGGCGCTGTCGATACCGTTTCGTTGACGTAGACCGGACCTGCTGCGATGGCCTGCCGCGTCCCGGTCTCGTTGATGTAGAGCGGGAAGGGGAATCCGGCGACGATAGCTTGTCTGCCTGCCATGTCAGCCTCAACTGAAATTCATCAGAGGGTCTACAAAAAACGTCGTGCTTGCCTCGGCAGCCTTCACCGTGCCGTAGATGTAGCCAACCATCTGCGCCGTCAGCGTCACCACCATCGAGAACCGACACCCGGCGCGGAACGTGGCACCGCCGTCAGTGACGGAGCCTCCGTCCACGGCACTCGCGTATCCGGCAGGCTCGCTGCTGGCGCTGGTCCCCGCCGACGTGCAGAAGAACACGCGGCCCGCGTTGTCCGGCACGCTAATCGTGTTGCCGAGCGAATAAGACGTGCTGTTGGCTCGCGCCGTCGCGTTCCATTGCGACGTTGAGTCGGCGGTGAGCGCGGTGCCGGTAGCGAGATTGTTGGCTTTGGTATCATTGGCGAAGCTGGCCATCGGCGAACTCGCCGAGCCGAAGTATTCGCACTCCAGCCATATCTGATCGTTGTTAGGAACTGCGGCGGCGTTGACGAGACCGTAAACCGTGACATTGCGGGACGATCCGGTAAGTGTGTTCCACTCTGGAATCTGGAAAGCATTGAATGGATTGATCCACTTGCTGTTCGCTGTCGTGACGATGTTCCAGCTAATCGGCGTCGTGCCGTCCGATGCGCCGCCACTGCGGTAAACCGATGTCGATTGCGTCAAAACACCGGAGTAGTGGTATCGTGCCTGCCGGTAATTTGTCGCCGCGCTATCGCTAGTGATGAAATCTACGTTACATCCTGGGTAAGTTTGCGCGATGCAAGGCGTCACGCCAGACCCCAACAGACAATCCCTGAATATCACGCCACCGTTGAGCGAAGTCGAATCAACAAGTGTCTTACCGGAGCCCAAGGCCGAAAGGTCAACGCCGTCTATCAATGCCAATCCGAGGACAATACCTTGGAATAGATTCGTCGGCAAAGTCGCGCCTTGGATTGCACTCGGCGTATTCTTCCAGATAAAATTAGAGGTATTAATCGATACCCCATCGGCGGTGGTTCCGATTTGCAGCGTCGTGTTAACGAGTTCGACGTAGATGTTATACACTGTTGTAATAGAACCTGAGTTAGAAGATGTGCCCAATTTTGCAATCGTGCAATTTTCTATCTTTTGCCAGTTCGCTCCAAAAGTAAAAGTAGCATAAGAGCTTGAACCGCTGCCCGCGTTGAACGTGAGGCCATTGCAATAAACGGCGGTGCCAGCAAGACTAAGGTTACTAATCAGAGTCGTAGAAATTGATGCGCCAGTGATTATGTCGCCGGTGCCAGGCGGAACGCTGCCTGGGGATTGTGCCACGCAGTAGCAATATGCCGGAGCGGCAAAAGTGCCAGGTGAAGTCAGCGTGTTTGCTGATGCTTGCGTCTCGGCATGAATGGCGCTGATGAAGAAAGAGTTCCCGGCCTGTCCCCAAGTTGAAGCGAAGGCGTTACCTAGCCGCGCGTGCGGCGCGCTCCAGATTGAAAAGCCACTTGCCAGCCCGAGCGAAGTCCAGGTCGCGCTGGCGTCCGACGCGGTGACGCCAGCCGTCGCCGAGAACGTTGGAGAACCGGAGGTCTTGCCTGCTCCGCCGACCGTGCAAATCTGGATCGAGGTCGTGCCAGGATCGTAGATGTGCTGACCAAGCACCCAAGTCTTGCTCAGTGACCACTGCGGCGTGTTGGTGATGTCGCCGTTGAGGCCGCTGAGTCCGGTACATTCCTGGAAGACCGCCGTACCGCTGGTGTTCAGCGCGCCGCGCGTCACCGTCCATGTCGGTTCCGTCGTGGTCGAGCCCGCCGTTGTAACGATGAAGCAGCGTTCGCTGCCAACCGCTGGCGTCGTGAGCTGCCGATAAAGCGCGCCAGCCGCAACAACGGTCAAGCCAGGGAATGTCGGGATGGCGTAATAGCCTGTCGAGGAGCCGTTGCCGAAGTTGACATACCAAGCATTATCGACGAGGGCCATCAGACGAAGCCTCTCCTAGACCGGCTGAATGACTTCCAGCCGTAATGCCCGAAAATCTTCACCACGCCGCGCTGGTACACGATCTTGCGCGCGACCTCCCCGGTATCAACATCGTTCCGCATCACCGTCCACTCGAACTCGCCGCTGTGGACCTCGTACTGCGTCCCGATGGTCCAGGCCGCACCGTCGGAATCGGTGATGATGAAGGCTGGCGGTATCTCGACATAACTCTCCGTCTTGTTCGCGCGCTCGTAGCGGGCACCGTTGATGATGCCGACGAGCATGTCTTTGTCAAAAAGAAAATCCGTCATGTCATGCTGCTTTCTTCGGCAGGATCAGGCCACGATTCGGCACTAGCAAGCCAGACTTTCTATGCCGCTGGTAGCGTGGCGGTAACCAACCCACAGATTTCCGCCGCTGCGCCAGGATAGGCCCTTGCTGCGGCCAAGGATTATAAGGATTGAGGCCGGTAGCGCCGCCGGTCTGCGATAGTGCGTCCACCATGATGCCCCAGCCGCCCGCCGTCGCGGCAGAGGCGAATGCGGCAGAGGCGGAGGAAATAGTGGCGGCCAGAACCCGATATTCTACTTGGAGACCAGCCGCATTGCTTCCAGAGTTTTCAAGCGCGACATCCGGCGTGACCGAAGTTCCTGTTGTACCAGCGAGTGGTCCAGGCTGGACACTTTCAAAAAATGGGACAGTAGCGCCGTTGTCCGAGCTACCGCCGAACGCAAAGGTTAACGTCGCGGCATTCGCGGTTGAGACGTTAGCCCCGGACGTCAACTGTGTCCGCGTAGCGCCGTTGTTGGTGACCGCAAACCCGAGTGCCGTCGTTGCCGACTGATCCCACGGATTTGTCCGATAGGATGTTCCCGTGAACCCGGTGACCGAGAAGCTCATGAACGCGCCGTTGTCCAAGGCACCGCCAGCGGTGGTGATCGAAATAGAACTCGAGACTGTTAATGCCGTGGCAATGTAGGTCCACCAGATCTCCAAATCGGTCAATCCGCTGCCAAACGCCGAATTAGACGTGTACTGAATGCCGTTGCGTTTTTGATAGATGTTGCTGGTTCCGTCAGATGGCGGAGTAGAAGTCGATATCGTTGGGTACGATGCGCTGACACTGTCCATGACGGAACAAATGATGACGACGTCACCCACGCTCGCGAGCATCCCAGTTTCCGCGATGGGCGAGGTCGTCGAGATTCCCGAGGCATAGTCTCGTATGCTTAGAGCCATCTCATCCGCCTAAGTTGGCGCCAGTCTTCAGGTTCGTGTTGCCGGAATAAGTGATTGTTGGATTGTAAGTCCCTTCGCCTTCGTTAGCCACAGAGAACACTCCGTAGTCCGTTCCGGTCGGATCGACAAAATTATTCTCATAGGTCATCGAGGTCTTAATGTTGCTCGTATCGACGTACCAATCATAGCTGACGGTATTCGTCCCGAGCGTCACCATTGTATTATTATTCGTAACGACAACGGTTGCGCTGCCGCTGTTGCCAGCCGCACTGACGATGCTTAAACCTTGTGTCGCGGCTCCGGCATAAGTTCCCGTCAAGCCCGGTTGGCGCCAAAGATTGAAGTTCGTGGTGATAGTCTGAATGTTGCTGGCGGAAATGTTGAAAACCTGCAACCAGTCACCATGAGAACCGTCGATTGGAAAACCAGCTCCAGCGACTTCAACTAGATTGTATTGAATTGTCAGCGTCACTCCGGTTTGTGCCGGAGTATCCTGACCATAGACAACATCTTCGTTCCAGAAATTCTTGATCCAATTATATTGGATTAGATTAGTGCCATACCCATTGCCCTCAATCCCTCCGGCATTATTGTTGGTGTAACCCTGCAACGCACCCCCGTCCACGATGTTGTACGCGACCGTTACGTTGGATGCCACAAGACTCGCGGAACCTACTGTTTCAATTCCCGGTACAGTAATCTGGCCAGACCCATAAGTCGTGCCGCCGCCGCCTTCATGCCAATAGTTATCGCGGATAGTGAACCCGGAACAATTAGCCACGATGATGCCAATGCCAGTATGCAGCGAGAAGTCATAGCCCCACAACACGGCATTATTGGCCGATGATCCTGAGAACTGAATAGCTTGACCATTGCCGCTATAAGAGCCGGGGTAAGTGCCGCCAATCGCTGTCAGTATAGAGACGAGCGTTCCGACCGTGTTGCTTGTGTAGCTAGAGAACGGATCGCGCAGGAAATAAAAGTTGTTCCCCGACATACCAGAAGTCGAGGCGTTGATCGCCGATCCGCCGCTAGTTGTCGAGACTTGGAATTGCGTTTCCGTCAATCCAGTCGAAATGACATAGTACGGTACGCCCTGCGTCAGCGCGCTAGGCAAAACGTTCGTGCTGGTCAGTGGTAGACCGCTGGTGGGAGAAATGTTGTCCTGTTGTGCATAGAAGGTGATGATCTGGCCAGCGGAAAGACCATGCGTCGACGGTAACCCGGGCGGTGCGACATAGGTAAACAAGATCGTCGAACCAAAGTTTGACATCGTCAAGTTGGCATTGATGCCGACGGCGTAATCCCAACCGCTTACCTTCCATGCCGGTGGATGAGCATAGTTGGCCCGCTCGTTCGGCCACTGCGCCGAGCCAATCGCAGCGTTCGGCGAGCCATCCACTCCCGCATATGGATCGGTGGACGAACCGGACGATGGCGGCGACAATTTCGGCTTTGTCTGAATGAGAACGTAATCCATCGTCGCCCTCTATGGTGCCGTCAGCACCAAGACCCAGTCCGGGTCGCCGTTGGCGTTGTTGGATGTCGGAACAAAGTTATGCGTGCCGGTATTGGAAAACGGCGAACCAGAGATGGCCGTAAATGCTCCGTTAGTCGGGTCGAGCCATCGTGCCGTCACGCTGCCAGCAAAGTGTGACATGGCAACCGTGAGCGTGCCTGTCTGACCATAGATGAAATACGCGAGGGCCAGCGTACCATCCGGCGTCGCCGACACCGTGATGTAGTTGGTTGCTGCGAAGCCAGTGGCAGCAGTCGGGTTTGAACCATAACCAGCAGTGCCTACGGTGTGGGCGTTATCTGGAACTAGGTTCTGCCACGCGATAGTGGAAAGGAAATTTCTTTGTACGGTAAGATCCGCGACGCCCGGCGTCGCCATGTTGTTCTTCCATCGCGGCGACGTGTTGTTGTAACCAGTCACCTGAATGTTAGAACCGACGTTGACCTCAAATCCGGTACTGAGAAAGCCATTACCGTATTGCTGCCCGAATACCCCAGAGCACAGCGTCCACCATGCCTGCTGCCGCAGATTCAGACGGTTGCCGGGGTTGCCGACGTTGTTCTCATATTCGTAATTGGCTTCAAGCATCGTTGACGGGCACGGCGTCGGCGTCTTATTGGTGCCGGTCACGCCGGCGAACGCGGCTGGCGACTGCAAATAAGACACGAGCGAATACCAAAAGGTCACATAGTAGGAATAATTGCCCGTCCAGTTGACGTAAGACCTGAAGTTCGCATCGTCGAGCGCGGTACTGTCTGATGGAGTATAATTCATCTCCATCGTGATCAGCGTGCCAGCAGGAGCAGTTTCCTGGACGCCTAACATCATGGCGGCGACCTGCGCGTCGAAAGAGCCGCCGTAGTCGTTGCCGAACTGATAGGCGACGTGCTTGTAGCTCTTGTAGCGG